AGTAAATAACAGCGTAAGGGAGGATATATGAATTGGATAAAGCTTTTCGATTGGTACGGCAAAAGACCTTTGCTTCGATCCTTCAGACCTGGTGCCGTACCAAATATAAAGAAGTTGCCGAATCATGGGGATGTGGCGTACAACCAAGAAGATGACTTGGTGTACGTCAATCGCTACGGCAATATTGTGACCTATAAACCGGAGCAAAAGCTATGCCCAGTGCGCAACGAAAAACCGTCTCAGTGACGCTCTATGTTATACGCGCCAAAACCTAAAGCCGCAGCGGTTGACCAACCTCTAAATAACCTGGTATGCAAGGTAGCACGGTTGATTCCACGGGCCAAAGCCCAAGCAGTGACGGACAGAGTTTTACCTTTATAAGTAAGGCTCCTACCGTTCCGTTCAGAATGTGCTTTCTTCCATGCATCGGTGTGCTTATACCCTACTGCATATTGATTACCTTGTATTCTCTGACTATTTGCCTTTTTCCAAGCATCGTCATGCTTCAAACCCAGTGCGTGACTATTACCTATCATACGCTCCGACGCAGCATTTTTCCAAGCATTAGTATGTTTTAACCCTAATGCAAATTTATTATTTGTCATTCGCTTCCTATCTAATTGTTTTTGTATTTCAGTTCTGATAGTGCCTGTGGCATGATTGTTACCTCTCATGCGGTAGGAGTTATTAGCCTTCCACTCATCCGTATGAATATAGCCTACAGTACCGTCACCTCCATCCGTATGATTAGCAAGTGTCCCTATCCTCGTGTCTTTTCGGCCAATTCCAGCTATTAAATCGATCTCAAAAGCCTGTGCCAAATAGTCACTGACTCGCGTAGGCATTATTATGATCTTCGGTTGTTTTCCAGCCTTCCATATGGATCGAATGATGCTGATTTTATACTGGCCTTTTAAACTACCTTTGTAGTTGGCAGCTTCTTTAAGGTGCGCATAGGCTCTATTTTTGGTTCCCTTTCCTACGTAAAATATTTCGTATTTGGTATTGACCACAAAACCACTAGGACAAACAATAGGTCCGTTGGAAGCCTTCAGCGGGTTGCAATATAAATATACATAATGTTGGGTGTAATTCTCATCTACATTAAGGGTTATACGGTGATCTTTAAGATCGTGTAGTTCAGACGCAAGCCCTAAAAGGTACTGAAAATAATTAGATCGTTTGGTATAAGGGAAATGACGCCCCTTATATGCCGCAATTGTGGCGGCTAAAGGTTGGTTGGTGATACGAGGCATTTTGGATACTCCACTAAGTAATAGACAGATTCCCCAAGGTAGCGGTGTAGTGGCACCGCAGGGCTGGCCGGCCTTTTCCCTTGGTTCATCATAGAAGCGAACAGTAAATACTGTTGCTCAATTAAATTGAAGAGGAATTCGGTATGACAACCCAACGCAAGACGGTTCAGGTTACCATAAGCAAGACCATACAAGTGGTTCAGTTTGAACCCATAGTAGTTGCCATAACGGAAACCGCTGAGGTCAGCAAGGGTGAAGACCACGAAGAAATTATCGCTGAACTGCACGAATCAGTTTCTGCTCAGGTTCATAAGTATATGAAGCGTGAACTCAAGCAATGGAAAAAGGACCATAAATGAAAATTCCTCCTTGGCTTTCTAAGCTTTGGTATTGCGGGCATGAGGTTCCACCTCCGGCGCACAAGGTGGAGAATTTCAAGAAGGCTTTTGGTGGCGATGGTATCATTTATATGACCATCATGTGGGACGGTGTGTTTCTGTCTGTATCAGTCGGACACGCGGTTCTGCATACAGGATGCTACACCAAGACCTCAACTGTGGTATGTCCTCGTAATTCAGGCGTTCAAGATGAAATGCTTGTAATAGCGACGGAGGTATTAAAATATGGTAGCAAAATATTAACCAAAGACTGGATCAAAGCATGAGCTTTCACACAAAATATCGACCAGAGAACCTCGAACAAATTATCGGTCATGAGGCAGCAGTAACACGAATGTTGGGCATGATTAAGAGTGGTAAGGTACCAAGCTCAATCGCCATCTTCGGCCCCACGTCTGCAGGTAAGACAACGCTAGGTAGAGCGTTTGCTGCGCAGGTCAATGGTTTGGAACGTATTGGCCAGAGCAGGGACTACATAGAAACCAATGCAGCCGCTGATAAGTCAATCGAAAGCGTTCGGCAGATAGAACAGCAATCTAAATTTCGGGCGCAGCACAAACGTCGGTTTATTCTAATCGATGAAGCACATGGCCTACTCAGTAACCCGCAAGCAGCAAACGCGATCCTGAAGACCTTAGAGGAACCTGCCAAGGACACGACGTTTATTATCTGTTCAATGGAACCTGCGAAGTTCTCTGCTACAGAGACTGGTCGTGCCATGCTGAACCGTTGCTCGCAATTCGTTCTGAAGCCGCACTCGCCGAAAGAATTATTAAAGCAGGCAGTACGAATTGCAAAGCGGGAAAAAATGAGCTACGTACTGGAGGAAGGCTACACGGTATTGAAAGACCTGGTGAGAGGTTGCTCGGAAATGCGTACGGTAGCGAATATGGTCGAGGCCCTCAGTCAGTATTACGACGGTCTAGAGAAGAAACCAAAGCGTTTGACCGAGCAGCAGTTGTCCGACGTCATCGCGTCTACGGAAAGCGCTGACGATGCTTTGGCAGCTACCGTAATGGCGGCAGTCTACAACCTGCAGTTTAAGGTTGTTCAACGTAGTCTGTTGGATGTTCAGGAACCATTCACGTTCGTAAATAAGTTGATGTGGGCAAACAGTTACATCCTCAACAGTGCGGTATTGGAGGGCAAGCGACATCGTAAAGTGTGGCCATCAAAAACTGCAAAGGACCTGATGGCGGCAGCGGGTTCGGTTAAACTCGGTGTCTTGGCAGCTACGAATGCATGTTTGGTCGAAGCCAAAATTCAGATCATGGGTGCAGCGGCTTCACCTGAAGAGGTGTTGAGCTTCCGCCTCTACCGCCTCATCATAGAAATAAAAGCGATGGTGGAGAAATGAAGATCAAGAAATTGGAGACGGTCAACCATACCTGTGTAGTCCCTATGGGATCGATCTTGATGAAGCTCAGCCAGCCTAAAGGATTGGGTAGAAACTTCGGCCAGTTAAAACCCGACGCTGAGTTTACATTGGTATGGTTGCTGAGCGACTGCAAAGAAAATCAGGTCATATCGATTGAACTTTTTCAAGACGGCGATGAGGTGCCGTCTCATTATTGTTACCTTAGCGGTTTTAAGGTACAACACGCCCAGCATACATACTACCCGTTTGCCAAATACTTCATAACCTCGGACTAAACATGCTAGAACTAGAATCCCTGAGACTGAAAAACGCACTGTTGTTCAAAGACGTTGAGTTCAAATTCGTACCCGGCCTAACAACCATCTATGGCCTTAATAAGGTAAGCGGAAAGGCCACAGGAAACGGCAACGGCGCCGGTAAGTCGTTTTTCTTCTCGCAGATCAGGGAAATTCTACATGAAGAACCTATGGTGGGGCAGAAGACGGACGTACTGAAGACTGGTACACGAAGCCTGGGCATCAAGATAGAGGGTAAGCGGTACAAAATCGATAGGGCTAAAACGGGCCTGAAGATTATGAGCAAGGGTAAATCAAAATTCCGGACCAAGCCGTTAGCTAAGGCGTGGCTCAAAAAACTGCCACTTACAGCAGAGGACTTCGATACCTACGTTCACCTCGATGCGCGTGTACCCCATCCGTTGGTCATGGGTAAATCAACGGAGCGTAAGAAGTTCTTTACCTCCTTCTTTGGCCTTGACCGAATGGACGTTGAGCGTCGTCTGTTCATGGCAGAGCTTTCTAAACTTGCCAAAGTCAAAGCCGCCTACAAAGAACTACGGGTAGAATACGAGAAGGCTAAAGAAAAGATTGAGGGACTCGATCTTGATGCCCTAAAAACAAAGGGACGTAAGTTGCGGGTTATGCTCGACGATCTGCATGAAAAGAACAAACGCCTGCAGAACATCACGCAGTTGCTTGCATTTGAGCGCACCGCCAAGAAGCAGGTAGAGCAGTACCTGAAGCTTGTGGTGGACGACTTGTCGGCAGAACGCTTCGACGAATTAATGGCCGACGTAAAATACAACATCAAGGTCAATAAAGCAGACTTAGCTGAGGCTCAAGCCTGGCGAGAGTACCAAAAAGATGTAAAGCGCTATCACAAGGCTCTAGAGAGGTTATCACCGTCAAGCCAGAAGATGCTGGAAAAGTATTCAGCAAAAGATATACGCAAAAAATTTGGTTCAGCGGAAGAAGATCGTATGCATGTGGCAGCTTCTGTTATGGAGACCGAGAACCGCATTAAGTATAACAAGAAGCTGACGAAACCCACAAAGGTGGAAGACCCACAGATCGACCCAAAAGAACTAAGGGCGAAGCTTGAGTCCCTAGAACACCGGTATGACCACGCACGCAAGTTCAAGACTGGTGTATGTGATACGTGCGGGCAGGAGGTCAAAACGGTAGACCCAAAAGAGTTGAAGCGCAAAATAACAAAAATAGAGGTCCAACTCGAAAACCACGAAGAATACAAAACTTACGTAAAAGAACGCGATGAGTATAAGAGGGCTGTGGCTGAGTTAGCCGAGGATGAACCACAGCTGGAGGTCCTTCAGGCAAAGCATGACAAGCTGCGTCGTCGCGCAAAGGTATTCGACGAGATACAAGGTTTGCCTGATAAACCCACGAAGTTTGAGGGTAAAAAGCTCGAAGTGGAAATTCTTGAGCGTATGCTTGAAGAAGACCGGGAGCGAGTTGCATTGCTGGAATTTATACAGCCTAATTTACAGACTATTGAAGAACTCGTTGCACTAACGGACAAGCAGCGAGGTGCGTATAAAATCGCACAGGCTTTGCAAGATAAGATCAACGACTACCAAGAGAAGCTGTCGAAGGTCAAGGTCAAGGTTGAAATGGGGAAGGAAAATCTTGAGACCTATAATCGATTGCGCAAACGCCTAAAGGAAATGAAGGTAGAGCTTGAAGACGAAGAGGCATTGAAACTTCTGGTCGACAGTTATTCCGATAAGGGAGCCAAACGACTGGCCATCAAGGCAATCAGTAGTCGCTTGATGACGGAGGTCAACAAGTACGCGCGAATAGTATTCGGTGAAGATTTCGATTTCTTCTTTAAGTGGGAGTCGTCCGATTTGGTGTTGGGCGTAAATCGTCGGTACGGTAAGAAGGTGATAACCTCCGATGTGCGTAAGCTGTCTGGTGCAGAGTCGAAGCTTTTCACTTACGTACTGATGGCAGCATCAATGACCTTCCGTTCAGAACGCAAGCGCTGCAACGTTTTGATACTGGATGAGCCGACTGCCAACTTTAGCCCCGAAACATTTGAAATGTTCAAGAAGCTTGTACCCATCCTGAATAAGATATTCCCGACCATCATCATTATAACGCCTAAGAGCGATGAACGTTATGAAGGAGCCGACGAATGGACAGTCACCAAAACAAAAACAGAGGCCAAGTTAGTTCGTGGTCACCCTCATCAGATAAGGAACAAATGATTATCCACGCCTTCGGAGTTTTATGCTCACCCCTTGAACTGGGTAACGTTTTGAAGAAGCTCAAGATCAGTCACGCTATGGTTGATAACTCGTTGACGGCCCACACCAAGGTTCGGCATCTTACACCAGTTCAACCTGCGTGGCCCATCATCTTGCCTTCAGTGAAGGCTTGCTCTCGGTTTCGATCCAAGTACACGCGCCAAATTCTATTCATATGCGATTCACTATCGCAATTGAAGACCGCGAATGTAAAGATTCTGGACCCAGTCGATATGATGCGTTCAGTTCAGAAGGCATTGGAGTATGCGGTTGCGAATCCCATAGAGTGGAAACTGGCTGTGGTAGAGCCAACACTCGATGAGTACGTCAAGCACGCTACCAAACCATCGTTTCTCAATGACGTGCAGACGGAGATTTACCGCATTACGCCCTACGATCTAAGAAAGGCAGTGCAAAGCGAAGTCATTGCGTACCTGGGTGGGTTGCTTGGCTACCGCAAATTGATGGCACGTTTAAACTCCAGCCACAAACTTACCAAGATAAAAACACTCGTGCTGGCACCCAAATGTGCGGTACTCAAAGATGCTATCACCGCCTACCGACACGGCCAAGACCTCAAAGAAGTAGCAGAAGCCTACAAGGTGGAGACCTTCGAAATTATGTATATCGTCAAATCATCGACCCAAACAAAACCTTAATTTAATGGGGATACAATGAGCATATTAACGGTTCAACTTGTCGATGGTCAAGGCACCCTTAACGTTGCTGACAACACGTTAGTCTATAATGGCAAAGCGTTCGTCGATCCTTCGGATGCTTTCTTTGTGGCTCTCTACGCTATGCCGATTGATGCACTAAGCCTTCCGTTCGAGACACTGCCAGCACAAACGTTGGTAACGCAACAGGCTCAGTTAGCATGGGTACTTAGCTACCTTGCGACTGCCGAACCCACAACAGACCCATCGTTGGTTGTTCAACCCGATCCTGCAAACGGGCAGTGTGTCTGTGGCGTAACTTGTCAGGGCACGCAGCTTTCCTACGTAAAAGTAACCACGGAGTCCTAAATGAAACAGCCTTTCGCTACGAATAACAAACTTGGTCTGCCTTTGGTGCAGCCTTCGGCTCAGACTTTGCTGCCGATAATTTGCGGTGGTAATGGCAACATCCAAGGCTTTTACCCTATTACCAAAACGACCTTCACTGGCTCCGAGACTAGCTACACCTTGAGTGACGGTCCTGTGCCTATTACGACGGTAACGCTACCACAGAAAGTCAGTGACGGCACCGGCACACAGGGCGTTCCGCAGTACATGGCTGCTGTTTGGCCTGACGACGAAGAACACGACCGCCCATGGATAGGCTACAGCGACTTTGTCCCTATCGGAGCAGTAGGTTACCTTGGTGCTGACCACAAGATGCCGACACAGGGTTGGGGAACTGCGTATTACCTGGGCACTCTGGTTACCAACCTCAAGTTCAACATGGATGAACTCGTGCCTATTCCACCTACCACCACACCGCCTTCCGTTACACCAGCAACGCTGCGCTGGGTAACCTCAGTCGAGGCAGTATCACTTGATTCGCAATGCCCATTCATTGACTTTAACTGGGTGACGCTGTTCAAGGCGTCCAGTCCAAATGTCGATCCACTGCGCATCGATGTAATAAGCAATCCGGCTGGTGGATTCTTCAAATCCACGCTGGTGGCAAATCCTGTCGTCTCTCCACTGGGTGGCACCTACTTCGATACGGTTCGCCTGATTCGCCTGTTACCAGCCCCTGCAGGTACGTACACGTTCCAGTACGCGGTCACTGACACGCAGAACAACGTGACCCAAGTAACGCTGACTCTTACGGTGGTCTAACGAATGCTTCTTAAGGTTTGGCTCTCGTTTGGAGCCCTAGCGCTAGTCGCCTACTTGGTAGATCGATTCCGCAAATAACAAGCCTGCTATCAGAAATGGTAGCAGGCTCTGTCACCGCTTGCTTGATACTCTCGCGCTCAGGCATAGTAAATAATAGATTTCAACAGAAGAAAATCATGCAAATCACAACCACTACCGACTCCCTGCAAGAAGCAATCCGAATCGTTACCCGCTTGGCTCCGCCTGTAAGTGGTAACGTCGCAATCAATTCGGATGGTAAGAAGTTCATCATCACCTCCAACAGCGAAACCTCTAGCTGTTCGGTCATACTCCCTGGCGAAGTAGAAGGAAAAGCCAATACCTTCGCTGTGGGTATCCAGTCCATTCGTGACGCGACCAAGGGCCGTAAGGAACTGGTCATCAGTTACGATAAGACGCTTTGCAAAATCAAGAGTGGTAATTATCGTTGCGATCTGCCAACAGTCGATGCTATGCAAATCGAAGAAGACACGGACGCAAAAGAAAAGAAAATCAAGGTCAGCTCTGAACAGGCGGTATGGTTACGGCAAATGGTCAGCACAGTCGGTCTAAAGCCAACTACGCTGGTGGCCGCATTCATGCCCCTTAGTGTGAAGTTTACCAAGAAAGGTGCGTTCATCGCCTGCTACGATATCAATCATATGTCATTCGTTCACTCCAAAGAACTGGTGGGTGACATGGAAGTTAGTTTGCCTCTGGATATGTTCGCGTCAGTTCTCGATGCTTTCAAAGGTGAGTTCAAAATGGAACTCTCGCGCGCCAACCTGCACGTATCAAGCAAAACAGTCAAGGTGGTTATGGCCTTGCCTCAGGTAGAAGAAAATGCGCTGCAACTGCAAGAGGTCATAGACGTAGTTAAGGGTCTGAAAGACAGCAAGTCAGTTGACCTGGAAGTTGAGAAAGAGGCGTTCACGGCTTTCTTGGACAATGCGCGTGCTGTAGCTACCAAGGAGCGCAGTGAGGTTCAAATGAAAATCGGGGAAGGCAAGTTATCAATGGCAGTCGTAACTGCTAACGGCGCTATTCGTGCAGCAGTTAAGGCCACCAAGAGCAAGAAGGTAGAATGCATGATCGACTTCGAGTTCTTGGACGAAGCAGTTCGCAAGAGTCAAAATACGGTCAAGATGCGCGTTGTTGAACCGGACTTCGTTGCCTTTGATCTGAAAGTAGGTACGGTAATCGTGTCGCTTAATCAGGATCAGGAATCAGCAAATGAAGAGTGAGTTCAAACTCTACATCGATGCTCCGGTTGGCGTCTTCTACGATGACGGAGAAGACGGTTTCTTCCTACCAATTTTGGGTATCAAACGCCTCACACCAATAAAGATCGTAAAGGAGCTTACGCTCCGCTGCATGTTCTCGGTCTTTATGTGCGAGGCAGAAGGACAACGATGCGGCTTCTATTTCGCATCCCAATTCAAGGTCAGCAATGAAGGCGGATACCTTATTACGTACATGAACAGACGTAAAGAGGCGACTGAGGTTGAGACTTTGATTAAGACACCGGAGTTAATCCTCTACCATTATCCCAATAAGGGAACGTTGGCCATTTCGCCTAAGGTCAACGATGAAATAAACACAGTCTTCCTAGAACAATAGAGGTACACCATGAGTCTCAAGAGCGACATCAGGGAAACAAAGCAATACAAAACGTTTAAGAAAATTCGTATTGGTGTCGAAGACAAGCTGAACATGGAGAAGGACCGCGCAGAGGCATTGTCAATGCACGCAGGTCGTGTGTCGCGGCGTATGCACGGCAACAAGATGTACTCACCAAGGGCCTTGATAGAGGCCCTAACGAACGATATGTCATGTCGCAGTCGTTTGGTTGAACTTCGGGTGCAGGCCTCAATTCAAATCGAGACCCTACAAGAGGCGATCAAGGCATTCAAACGCTTCGTGCAAACTGATTACTCCGAACGTTTGAACAAGACGTACAAGACGGTAGGTCAACGCTCCGCCTTCATGGAGAACATGATTACGGCGGCGATGGAAGTCGAAGGTCAAGGCAAGTCGTTGCTCAAGTTGTTCGATGACCTCATTGCGGACGTGGATAAGACTTCATATCACCTGTCCAATATGGTTGATGTGGTCAAACTGATTTCGGACAAACCCGGGAAGACGCTATGAACATCGCTCATCTGCTCCCACCAGGTTATGCGATATCGAGGGATCAGGCGAACGATGGAACGGGTATGCAATGGCACACTACTTTGTTCTACATCCCGCAGCCACGTGTTCTGCTTGCAATCAACGAAGACGGTAAGTCAATGCGGTTGGGTGCACCGACAGCAGACGACATTGAGGTCATTGGTCAGATTCTCAAGGCCTTCATAAGCTACGAGAAAAAGGTGACCTGTTATGATCGTATTCCCGAAGTAATGGATATCCTCAAAAGTATAACAAAAGTGAGTCTGCGGTTAACCACACGGGTCAACAGCGGTAGAATGATGGGAGCGTCGATGGGTATTGACGGTCTCGATTCGATACTACAATATGTCAACCACAGCGTGTTGGCTGCCGAAAGTTATCTGACCATATCATGACCAAGCCAATCAAGATTTTCAAGCGAGAGGCCTTCTTTATTCAAAAGAAGAACCTCACTCCCAAAGTGTTGGACGCGCTGGAGGTCCACAACCGACATCTGTTCTTTGAGGAAAAAGCCTGTAACGGCTGTGAGTGGCACGAGGATCGTCTTGGTGATCCAAGTGGGATCAGTGAGAACTGCGAGGACTGCGCTGCTTTTAAGGGCGGTGTATCATTGACCAAAGACGTGGAAATAAAAGGCAAGAAATATATTAGCCTGCCGTTTGGTGACAAAGAACGGATGGAAAAGATCATTGGTTCAGAAGTCGTCTATAAGTCTAAGCATGTGGAGACCGAATTCAAGCGACCAATGAAGTTCACTGGTGAGCTGCGGGATCACCAGCGAGAGGCAGTTGACGTATTCAAGAAGAAAAAGAGCGGTGTAATCAAAGCACCGCCACGATCAGGTAAAACCGTTCTATCGACTGCCGCCATTTGTGAAATAGGATGCAAGACCATTATCATGGCTTCGCAGCGCGAGTGGTTGGATGGATTCTATGAAACGTTCTGTGGCTCTGACACACAAAAACCTCTCACCAATGCGAAGAAATCGCAAGTCGGGTTCGCTAAAAAGTACGAAGACTTTCTCAAGTACGATGTGTGCTTGGTAACATGCCAGACCTTTAACTCGGAGAAGGGCCAGAAGCTGCTACGTAAGGTACGCGATCTGTTTACGGTCATGGTCATCGATGAAGTACGCCTGGGAGCAGCCCACAAGTTTGCGACTGCTATCTCACGTATCAATGTGAAGTACAAGATTGGTCTGGATGGTACACCGGATCGTAAAGACGGTCGATTTGTCATCATCAGGGCATTGATTGGTAAAGTCATCTATGAGGCCAAAGTAACGCGACTGAAGCCTAACATACGGCTGGTCAGAACGCAGTACGCAAGGCATTACAAACGACAGGTCATGTGGACTTCGATGGTGTCCTCTCTTGAGAAGGACCCGGCGCGACTCAAGCTCATTGCGAAGTGGGCTATCAGGGATGCAAAGGATGGGCATATGGTACTCATTCCATTTGCGCGTGTCACAGTCATCACGGCTTTGTGCAAGGCCATAAACATCATGGCGGGTAAGAAACTTGCGAAGCCTTTCTACGGAGGGCTTAAAAAAGATGTACGCAAGCAAACGATTCAGGATGCTCGTAACTACAAAATCAAAATCCTGGTCGGTAACATCAAGCTGTTAAGTACGGGTATCAATATCCCTCGTGCTAGTGCTTTGTATGAGGTCACTATGTCGTCAAATAAAGAAAACGCGGAACAGCGCGTCTCCCGTATCCTGACTCCGTGGGATGATAAACCGCCGCCATTGCTTCGCATCTTCCTTGATGACCTGGGTGTACGTAAACGCTGCCTATCGATGGAGTGGTGGCAAGTAATCATGCCTAAGTTCAAGCCCATAGTCTCAACAAAAGACTTGGTTATCTTAAAAGGCTATTTTGCCGAGAAACAGAAAGCCGAACATGCATCGTGGGAACTTTAAGGAGAAGATCATGGTACCTCTTAGCATCTATGCGTCTAAACTGAAAGCCATCTTCAACATGGTTGGCCTGACCTCGACGGAGCAATCGTTCGTGGACAACTACTGGTTGGCGACTGAACGCTCCACAAAGATGGAGGTACTCGATTTGAAGGCTCTGGAAAACATCAACTCGATCTTCAACAAATACTACAAGGATTAGGCCATGCGTATCTCGGTATTGCTTTTCCAAAGTTCGACAACAGGTACCTTATGCTTCTACCCAAAGACGAAAATATCTTCGGAGTATGCTCGCATACGAGACCTGGTTATCACCGAGTTGGTGTCTAACGATATGGTAGTCGTACATCATGTACCGCATGATTTGCCTATGGACAAAATTCTTGGTGAGCCCATGTTAGTCCACCATCTGGTAAACGTATTACGGTCATGTGTGGGAACCTCATGCGACATTCAACTCACGCTCATCAATTCTTATGGCTACATTTTGAGACTGACAGGTATGGCAACTCAGTTGAAAGATGCAGTAAATAAGATCGAGTCGCTGAAAGGCAGCACAGTGATTGCTAATGTGGAAGTGGCACACTGCTAGGTCCAGGAGAATGTATGGAAGTCATTAGTCGCAGGAAGAAAAAACCAGAGCGTAACCAACCAGACGAGGACGATCTGCCCACAAAGATCGAAGTCGATAAGTCCCTGGTTGAGCGAATAGTACCAGGGAGTGTGTGGCGTGCGAAGTCCTTCAAATGGAATCCACTGACCTTTGTGACCGAAAGCGAACAGCTTAACAGCAAGTTCATGGAGTCAACGGTTCAAGATAAATCGCTTCAAAGATTCATCGACGATCCGGTAAGACCACAAACGTACGCAATCGGGGGTAATCCAGACGATGTGCAGGCCAAGTATTTTGCAGCCTACCTAATGGGCCTGCACATGAAGGCATTGAAGGGCCACGCGAATCCTATGTGGGCAACGATATACGGAGGATTCGATAATCCGTTTATCGACAAAGAGAAGGGGCGCCCATCAATCATCGTGATGACGAACCTGACTCTGATATCAACCAACCAGAAACTAGAAAAAGCCAGAGACACGTTGGAGTACTATGCGGATATTCCGCGCATTGTAATCAACGTAGGCATCGATCCGATTTCGTTCTTCGCCACCAAGTTGTTTTTGCCGGTGAACGGTATCGCTTACTTTGCTGATTCTCTAATCAAGCGGGCTGTGGAGGTCATCTAGCATGGGACTAAAGTTAGCAAGTCCAAAAGCAGAGCTAAACGTATTACGGGGATTGCTCCACAAAGACCCAAAGATAAGTGGCACACTTATCGGAGCAGTCGATGAGACTTATTTCTACTCGCCAGAATCAATCGAGATTTACGAAGCGGTGATGCGCAACATGAGCGTCAATGGTCGGAACCCAACATACCGGATTCTGATTGAGGACCCAGAGTTAAGCGATGAGGCCCGGGATCACCTAAAGGATTCCTCGGCCAATGTGCAGTCGATTGCGGATGCCAACAAAGCCGCCACGATATTGAACAAGTATAGACAGCGCAGGGGTCTCTACAACATCGCAGCCGATATAGGGCAGCAGTTCAAGAAGTCCAAGGTCGACATCGATAGCCTGATGCATCGTATGACGACGGCAATCAACATCGTTCAAGCCAAGAAGGCAACCGACGACGATTTTCTTCACTTCGGGTTAAACAATAACTCGAAAAAGATGGTCGATGAGATTCTTGATGGGGACCGTTCGGAAGACATCATCCCAACCGGCATCGAAGAATTCGACAAAGAAGCTGGTGGATTTGCCCGAGGCTCGCTGGTAACGATCGGCGCGAACTCTGGCGGGGGTAAGTCGATATGTGCTAGTGCCTTAGCAGTAAATATGGCAGAAGCAGGATACAAAGTGCTTTTAGTTCCTTTGGAAATGTCAAAGAATGAAATGACGGCGCGTATTCTAGCCAATATCACCAATACAGACTTTAGTCCACTGTGGCTTCAAAAGCTATCAGAGGAACAAAAAGAGAAGGTACGTTCGCGGCATCGCAAGTGGGTAAAGCGGGCGAAAAAGCGTGGTGGGCGTTACACCATCTTTAAACCGAAGCAAGACCTGACCATCGAAGAAATCATGGCGTCGATTAACGCCTTTGATGTCGATGTCGTCATCATCGATTACATTAGTTTGCTCAAAGGTGTAGACGGTGACGATCAAGTAAAGGCTTTAGGTCGAGCAGCGCGCTACGGTAAGATCAGCGCTGAGAATAGCAACAGGGTTCACATTCTCGTTTGTCAGGTCGATGACAACGGGAAGATCAAATACGCCAGGGCTATTTCGGAACACAGTTCCAATAGCTGGCTATGGATATCGACGCCGGAGATTAAGAACGACGGCTGGGTTGTTAAAGTTGAACAGCCTAAGTCACGTAACAGTTTAAGCTTCCCCTTCTTGATGCGTATCGATGGTTCAAAGATGCGTGTCTATGGTGTGGGTATGCAAGAGACAGAATCTCTGGCGAAGGTAAAGAAAGGGAAAGAACTTCCCAATTTGGCAACCGCCGATGTTTAACTTTAAGAGGAAATAAAATGAGCGATCAAAACCAAGCAGCAAACCAAGAAGTGGCAGCCGATCAACAAATCACCGTTCGCATCGGTTTCGAGCAGGCACTGGATCAAGCGTCGCCAACGTGGCGTGAGAACTGGAGCCAGGCCGCCGTGGACAACGCACGATTCTTCTACAACGCTGGCGTGCGTGATACCTCGATCTTCGCCTCGTCGGCTGTTCAAAACATGAACCAAGCCATCGCGAACCTGCAAAGCGGTTACCAGTCGATCAACGAACTGGCACAACGTCCTCAACAAGGCGGCGTGATCCCACCGGAGATTGCAGCCGCTGCGGCCACCGAAGAAACACCAGCGGAAGACACCTCGGCCGAGTACGATGCGGTTCAAGCCGAACACGATGCAGTGGTGAAACAGCAAAGTGAAGACGAAACGTCGGCTGATCTGGACCAGGCGCAGCACGACGAATCGCAGGCTGCTGAAACGCCGGTTCCTGCCGCAGAAGAAGCGCCAGTGCCTGCAGCTACGGAAGCACCAGCCGCGCAGTAAAAAGTGCACCATACAGCCTGGTTCTAGCTATCGTAGACCAGGTCTGGCACGCTGTTTTTAACGCTCATTAGCTATGCTACGGGCGCTGGTATAGACGTGCAAAAGGGAGCTAATCCGCAAAGATTAGCTCCCTTTCTTACCTCTGTACTACTTACATTGCCATCGTGCCTTCGACCTGCTCAATGACCTCACGCAGATACGCCGGAGCGTACCCAAACAGCTTTTGGTAGTAAGTGATTTCCTGGTCGGCGTCTGCGCGCGAAATACCGGTAGCCAGAATACGCTTGTGTACGTCGTTAGGAATCTGGATGCCTTGCTCACCTGTAGCAACCACGGTAACGACTTGATCGAAATCAATCACCGTTGCCTGGCGATCCGAAGCTGCCACGACTTTCAGCACTTTCTTGCCAGCGTTCACGCCGACGCAGAAGCCGTAGTCCATGTCGCCCGAAGCCGACGCGAAGGCGACGAATTCACGTTTGGCGACGGAGGCCAGCGCGATGTTGTTCAAACGTGGAACGTTGCCGCGCGGATTGGTTGCCGCCGAAACGAGTTCCGACAGGTCCTCGTTACCGTGACGTGCCAGGTAGGTACCAGAGGCGCCCTTGCGAACTTCCCACAGCGACTTGTCTTTGTCATCCATCATCATGTTGTTCGACATCACCTTGTAGCTGGCTTTCAGTTCCTTTGGCTCGACAACGCGCACTTCTTGGTTTGCACGGATGAAGCCCAATGCAACACCGGCGCGAACGTGCGTGAACGAGTTCTCGATTGGTGTAGCCAGGTTGTCGAGTTGTTCGCTCAACGAAGCCGTTATCGCCTGACGGTCGAATTTGCCTGTGAAGGAAATTACCACTTTAGCGATCTTGTTTGCCATGATCTTGAAGTCGGTGATGGCTACAGTGTTAGGATCAATACCTTTAAAGTCAATCATGTTACACTCCTAGTCTTTGACGCTCTATGGCGGGAGAGTTGAGTAAGCCTCGTAAGTGAGGTCTTAGTAAAATTATTTCTTGCGTATTACGGAGATACGCCATTGCGTTGGATCGCCACCAAGCATTGCTCTGCTAGGATGCGGATCAAAGAAGGGCTTACCGTTCTTGCCCACTATAGCATGATAAGTGCCGTTACCTCTTGGAGACGGACCACTCATTTCGTGGTACAAGTCTGGGTCACCTTCACGCCAGTGATAGATCAGACTTACGTTAGGCAGAAATTCGTAGCCTCTGTTTTCAAGCCAATCATACAGCCTGTTCCAAAAGCCATGAACTTCGTCTGCCAACTGCATGAAGTGAGGGACCTCCGCGATTGGTAGCTCAAGCAGCGATGCTATCACTGCCCGAGCGCAATCACCTTGTATACCCTTTTCACTATCGTGCAGAAACTCTTGATCCTGCGGTATCATTACTGGTCGTCCCAGAAGTCAAACGCGAAGGTGATGGACAGCGAAACCAAACCTGATTCAGCGCCGTTCAGTGCCACCTCAGCTATAACGTCTGGCCACATACCAGTGACACTGCAGGTTTTCGTTACAGCTGGTATGTCGTTGTAAACCACGACCTGTGAGTTGACTTTGTACGCGGAAGCCAGCATACCACTGTTGTTGACCCAGTCGCGCATTGTGTGCCAGCGACGGAACTTCTCGCGCGTTGCCCAATCGCTGGTTTCCAAGAAGGTAGCAGAAATCGAGTGCGAGTAGGTTTTGCGACCAGCGTAGATCAGTTGCACACCATGCAGAGGAACCTCTACGCGGTCGATGGTGGAACCTGGCATATCGGTCGTCTGACATTTGAACGTCAGGTCGCGCGTATCCGAGGACCCCGGAATGGTTGGCAAGAACAGATCGAAGTTCCAAGACTGTGCGGGGTCTTGAATGCTCTGAACGTCTTGCAATGAAGTACGAGCCATATTTTACTCCTTGTTTAGCGGGAGGCCCGAAGACCTCCCTTGGAATTAGCTTGGTTGACCGTTCACTTGTTGCAGCACCTCGGAGAACGAAACGCCTTGTTTCGAGATAACCATCTGCAACTGAATTTCGTGAATTGGAATCACCGGAACGATGACGACCGTTACCACACGAACACCTGAATTCAACTGAGCCGCCGAGTTGTTCGATGAATCGCTGACCACATCGAAGCTAGAAATGCCGCGTGCGTTCTGTATCAATTGCAGGTACTGCGAACACGAGGTAACGATCTGCCGACCGGTGAAATCATCATCGGGTTCTTCCAAGCTATACAGCAGGAAGGAGTAGAGCGAGGTCTTGATGACGTTGATGATACGACGCACCGAAATCCAGCTCAAGGCCGATGGCTGTGCAGCCAAAGTCGTTTGCTCCCACAGCGCGATACCCTGACCGATGAAAGTCCGGGTGTAGTTGACCTGCGCTTGGAACAGTGCCGTCGATTCGCCGTCATCGAAGGTATAGCGCGTCTTCAAGACGTTGACGATACCACGATTCAGACCCGCTATCGAGAAACTTGGATTGGCGACACGGTCCGTGCGGGCGCACAGTGCGGCAGCCCAACCAGAGAACGGTACGAATTGCTGCTTGCCGTTGATCAGGTCGGCTTCCAAAACGTCTGGGTTGAACAGACCGCTGTAAGTCGAGTTCAGGTTCAACTGCAGGTTGCGATAGTTAATCGCTGCCTGGAATTGCTGCGAGTTGGATGGTACGTCCAACATTGCCACCGTATCACCACGACCTTGGGCCAAAGTATCCATTGCCAACTGCACCGTTGGGGTCGCGTGACCACCGTTAATCAACGTGTTGATTTTGTACAGTTGCTTGTTGGCAAAAACGCCGTAAGCAGCTGCCACGTCAAAGGCCGTAGGCGCCGTACCGCTGTCGCCTGACGTCATCAGCGCCGGCAAACTGGAATTGATTTCAGGCACCGTCAACAACGCTGGTGTGTTATTTGTCACCAGCATGTAGTTCGAGTAACCGTTGATGCGACTTTCGAGTTCCGTCGAAGTACCGGTCGAATCGATACCGTCTTGCAGGGTACACAAGAACGATTCGACTGGCGAGTAGACCGAGCGCGTCGTATCGTAAACGTTGACCGTGAACTGCGGGTTCGGTGGCGGCAGATTTGCAGGGCTCGTAATCGGCAGGTGCGTGGTATCTGGCGTGATGGCGCCTGTATCGGTAAACGTGTAGGTACCTTGACCCACAGTCATCAACTCACCTACGGTAGTAGTATCGCGACCGTAAATGACGTAGCCGATTGCCAGTGGAACTGGGTCCCAGGTCAACACATTGGAGTTCGTTACCGAGACACCCGCGATAACGATGACGACCGGCGCGGAGGCAAGTGTTTCGCCTGCCTGACCTAGGGCAGAAACTTGATATTGGTAAGTCGCTGGCGGAAGTACACCTCCGGTAGTGCTGCTACTGCCCAGGAAGTTGGCTGGTGTCTCGATGTTATTCGACACGATTTCCACCGACGTCGTACCAGCGTAAGACCCAGGGCCGTGTATCGGGTAGAACAGCGCGACTGGTGTATCGGATGGTGCTGGCATCAGAACGCTCCAATTAGGCAGCGTAGGATCAGGGATACCGACGGGAGCAGACTCCAACGCAGACACCGTACCGTTAGAGTACAGGGTTACGCCACCATAGACTGCATCGGAATGGACGCCACGGCAAGCCCACAGCGCGTTGCCTTCCTTGAAGTAATCCAGACCACAGTAGACGTCGAACGAGATTTGCGCGTTCGGGTTACCATACTCTGCGATGTAGTCGTCAGCGTTCGTGAAGTATTTCGGGAACGGCGAACCTTGATTGGACACCACCACTTGGCAGGCAACTGACGATGATGCCGAAGTGATAACCTGACTCAGGTTAATTTCTTGGATGCGAACATCCGATCCTTGTTGTTGAAGGATGGTAGACATTTTAGACCTCCTTCACAGTTACGGTATTAGGATGCTTTTGCATCCAACGCGGGTCAACGTCCATGCCGTCCCGCAACGTGGCACGGCTGCGAGCCATGATCTGAACAGAATCGAGTTTGCCATCGCTGTGGCGCACATCAACCTGCTGAGTCGTCCGCGTCAAGTTAATGACTAGCTTCTTCATTGTAGCTCCTCTTAATTGAAGGGAAAGAACTGGGCGCCTACGCCTGCTACCGCCATGTGCATTTCAACCGTGGTTACTACCCCTTGTGTCGCCAACATTTCTTCTGAGGTGTATCCGTGAACAGTGAGCGTTGAGGTGACTAAATACTTACTCTCCGCCTCAACCTTGTTCTCTCCTTGCGGAGTTTGAACCTGCTCGCTTAAAGTCAGCGATATGGGGAACTGTAAGCGCCCGTAGTCCACATTAAATTTAAGCCAGCCTGCTCGTCTTGCGAACAACCAGCGCTTCTGAAATCCCATCACGGAGCCCTGCCCGCCCAAGAACTTATTGGTAACAAATTCGACTTCAAAATCGAAATTCGTCGGCAGCACACGTACAGCTTGCCCTTGATTCTCGTTTACCGATACCATTAAGCCCTTTCGCACCAAGCGATTAGGATTATAGGAATCAGTATTGTGGCTCAAGGTAGTGGGGACCAAAAACATATAAGGGTATACGATATCACGCCCATTGAACATACGCTGCAAGGCCGCTTGCTTATCATTCGCTGGCGTAATGATTGCAGGGCAACCAAAGACTTGTATTGCCCTCAGTACCAGCCCATCAAAGACAAAGTTCTCAATCGGTAGGACTGTATCCATTTTAGCTCCACAAATGGAAAAAGCCGGCCAGCGAAGATGCGCGGCCGGCTTCTGGGACTTACTTGCGTTTGGCTTTGTTCGAGCCTTTGGTCATCGCAGTCAGCGTGGCCGCGAAGGCGTCGTGGTCGAATTCTTCCTCTTCGTCCTCGCCTTCTTCGTCCAGACCGCTCATCACTTCTTCGGTCTCGCCTTCCTCGTCTTCACCACCACCGACCAGGTCTTCCATGTCCTCGTCGGAACCCATGTCGTCTTCTTCCTCATCGGAAGCACGCACAGCTTTCTTGGCGGCGGCGATTCGAGCAGCTTCCATCTTCTGGAACGCCTGCTTGTTACTGGCTTCCAGAACGTGCAGTGCGTAACGCGAATCTGGGGCCGCGATGGCTTTGGCGAACAGTTTTGCTGCCATTGCCATGTTACCTTTGCGACCGGAGGCCAGAGCCAGGGTCACGAAGTCCAGGCTTTTGCTATATTGCTTCATCTTATGCTCCTTAGTGGATGTTTTGAATTCGTACCTGTTCAGTCTTGGTCCAGAACTTGAATACTCTATGAAATTTGCCTTTGATGAGAACGTATATTCTGTAGTCATCAAAGTACCTCATAGCAGCTTCATACTTAGCGCGGTTCTCTATTAAAGCTTCTTCCTTCGTCATCCAGTTATAGTTTGCTAGACCCAATGATGCCAGGTCTTTGACTTCAACCATTGTTCTACCTACAGCAAAATCAGGAGTGTACTTCGCCATGCATTTCTTGATTGGGTTATAGTAAAGAACCTTATACTCGTTTGGTTCATATCTTACTTTATCAAGTGGTACACCGCTATCCTTCAAATACTGCATGAACCTAACTTCAGTTTTCGATCTAACTATAATCGGCTTACCATTGAACTTACCTCTGTACCAAATACCAGTTGGTCTACAAGTTTGACAGCTTCTGATTACCCCGTACGGGGTTGTTACGCATTCGCGGGGAACTCTGTTTATATGCCCACATTTAATATGCTTGACCTTCAAATGACCATCAGCCCTTCGGCCAGATTTATATTCATCTAATAGTTGCATACCTCGAGACAGGGCTATTTTGCAGGCCTCTTCGTGAGAGTAACCAAGTTCCCTACATTCACCACATGGGACTTTTGAACCCTTCAAACAGTCTGGTGAAACACGGAATTTATTCCCACACTTATGCTGGTACACATTCTTTCGCTTTGCACCGACAAAGGTAACACAGGTGTAATCTGTATAACCCAATTCATGTAGTTCTTCCGTATGCGTCTCAGCAGTTCGTTTTATGCGGTAGAATTTGCGCTTGTGAGTACACGAACATACAGGTCCAGCTCTACCTTGTGAGTACCTTACTGTTCTATATAGTCCACAATCATTGCATGCCACAATTAATTCACGCTCACCAAGTATTTTAATGAGCTTGTAGTTCAGTCTGGTTGAATGTTTATCGGCAAACGCCTTAGCACTCATTGGTTTAGGTCCGCTCATTGTTCTATCCAACAATGGTTATAAAGGATGAGGTAGAAAGAACCGGATAGGATTCAGTCAGAGCCGCTAAGCCTTTTCCCTCGAAAACTTACATAGAGAACCGCGCGAAGCGGTTCTAAACTACTGAAAAACCTACGTCACACTCTCAAACCTTTGGCAACCGAACGGCTGTTTGCCACCGAAATCGCGATCTCCTCGTGGATGACCCAGCCCATGCCTGGAATCTTCTCGTTGATGATGTCGGTCGGTTTCGAGTTCAGGCCGCCGCGATCCGAGTAGGCGCCGTGGTTCAGTGCCTCGGAGATAACGAAGAACTCGCCTTGGCTCAGCACCTTGTGTTCTGGGTGACGATAGGCGTCCGACGTGATCGTCATGCCGTACATCACAGCCAGTTCACCGGTCAGCAGCAACTCATGGCGAGCGACTGGATCGACGGCGGTGTAGAACTCGCTGTTACCGACGATGTCCTGATACAGATCGGACGCCATCAGAATGTGTGGTGCTTTCAGGCCCCAGCGAGTGACGTTGGTCTGCACTTGCATCAGGGTGTACGGGGTCAGCTGACCACTGATAATCGACAGGTTGTTGTCGATACCGACGATCTGGTTGACTTGGTTGTACCACAGACGATCTTCTGCGACCATGATTGCTTCGGTCGCCTCGACGTACTTCTCTTGCAGCACATCGCCGGCCGATTGGTTCAGTTCGTTTTGGGTAACGAACGGTCGTGCGACGATGGACAGCTCAGGTGGCGTGTACCATTTGTCGCGAGTGATCTGGCTGTCGATCCGCGTTGGCGAAGTCGACCACACAGCCGTGACGTTTTTGGTACGCAGTGGGAAGCGCGGCACCGTACCTTGATCGACTTGCACACGTGCCAGATACTTGCGCATGAAGCCCTGACGATTGGCCGTGATGAACAGACTGTCGGCCATACGTTCGCCCAGAACGCGGTGAATCTTGGCGTCGTTGAAACCTGCCAACGTCAGTTCACGGCTCGCCTTGACTTCTTGTTGCTCGCGCAACTTGGCTTCGCCGCTGACCAGACCACCGCTCGAAGCTGCGGTCAGGAATTTGATCTGTTGGTTCAGCAGGTCCTTCTTGGACGAAGCGTTAAGCTCGCCGTTGGCACCGACTGCGCGTTCGTTACTGCCCTGGAAACGGTACTCCGAGGCTGCAACGGTTGGGACGCGAGTTGCGCCGATTTTTACTTTCTCGCCCATAATTTTTCTCCGTGATTGATGGTTGATTACGGCAGCTAATTAAGGCGCCGAGAATTCGATGCCCAGATACGGGATATCCGAACCTGGGGCTGCCACGACGTAGCCGTTAATGGCCAGGCCGGTACCCGACTGGTCGGTGATCTGGCCGTTGGCGGCAAGCTTGATTGCCGTCGCTGCGTTCCAGTTCTTCGACGCATCGTATTCCGACGTGTAGATCAGGCCGCGCTTGATCAGGCCGATTTGGCCGATGTATGCACCGCTGTAGCCACCTGGTTGAATGTCGCCGATCAGAGCGCGAGCCTGGACGACGGTCAGTGCGTACTTGTAGGTGACGTTGACTTGATCACCGACGGTCAAGCCGCTGACTTGATTGCCGGTAACGACAGGGCTGGCGACAGCGCTGTTCGAGGTCACGTCGAACACGAACGTCTGACCGGTAACTGGCGTGAATTGCAGCGTCACGATGCCAGTTGCTGGAACGACGAAGGTCTCGATTTTGTTGGCGTAACCCTCAGCGAACGGAGCAGCCGAAGTACCAGCCAGCGAGAAGCCGGCGAAGACATCTGCCGAAGTACCGGTCGATGGCATCACGCCAGCCGATTGAGCGCCTTGAGCGCGGACCAGGGCCAGGCCCTCAGCAGTGATGTACACACCAGGTGCAACCGCTGCCTCAGCCGAGTCCGGGTATTTGGAAAGTGGACCGTAGATCATTGAAACCTCCAATAGTTGAGTTTGCTACATTAAACTACATGCTGTGAATCAGCGTCCCAGAAACAGCGGTTGACTGCCATCCAACTTGGCCGAAGCCGTTACCGACAGCATACCCGGGCGGACCGAGTTACCGATCTGACGTTGACGGGCGACGCCAGCAGTGGCCATCGTCGTCGGCATCACATCGTCGTCTTCACCGAGTTCGTCTGGATCATCGGTGCCGACTGGCAAGCTGTCTTCTTCCGATTCTTCCATATCACCGGAAGTCATATCCAGCGCCTCGACGAAGCCAGCGCGAGTTTCTTTCGGCATGGCCGACAGTTTCGTCGCCAGTTGAATCAGCTCTTTTGCGTAGGCGGGACCTTCGCTTGCAAACACACTGGCCAACAGGCGACGTGGATTGCGGACGCCGGCTTCTACCAGGCGAGCTTCCAGGGCGTCTTGCAGCGGATTCGTCACACCGGCGAAGTACTTGCGATTGATGCCGACAGCGGCGATTGCCATCGATTGATCCATCGTTGCGGCGTTGACTTCGTTGACCTTGCGAACGGCTGCGGTTTGCTTGTGAACCAGTTTCTTCACGCGCGCTTCAACAGCACTCGATTTGTTCATCGCGACCTTCGCCTCGATAAAGCCCATCGAACGCAGGCCTTTGCGTAGGCCCTGTTTGGCGATTTCGGCCGCCGTGACTTCTTGGAACTGGTCGGTCAGGTAGACGTCGGCGCGATCCAGTGCCGTTGCAGCGCGTTCGGTCAGCGTTGCGATGATGCGATTGGAACGGATGACCATCACACGCTTACCCAGCGTAGCAAAGGCCACATTGGTATCGTCGTCAGGCACCTGATCCACGTCCATCAGCGACATCGCTTCGTCACCCATTGCAGCTTCTTCAGGCTCGACAACTTCCTCGCCCTCGTCTTCCGAAATGGATTCTTCGCCTTCGTCGATGTCGTCTTCGGCGTGCTGGCTCAGCGGTGCATCCCAGTCTTCGTCGTCGCCTTCGGCGGTCAGTGGCGTTGGTTTGTTGCTGTTTTCCAGATCAGGTTCCAACGAACTCTGGACCTCTTCTTCGTCCATATCTTCGTCGTCATCCATATCGAAATCGGATGCGTTCTCCAGATAGCCCTTCGCTGGCTCGCCGTCATTCGGCAACGTGCCGATGTTTTGCTGGCAGTCGTCGCCGACCGTAGCCCTCGTTTTCTTGGCTTTCGCGGTAACCGACGAGTGGGTCGAACCACCCGTGTAGTCTTCTGGATCGATCAGCGTGTCGGCGGACATATTGTTTTCGAGGTCTTGGTCGGCCTCGATGATGTCTACGTTACCGCCGTTACCGCCGTGAGTCGAACCCGCCATGGTCTTGTTGCGCGGGACCAGGGGAGTCTTAGCTTTAGCAATAGGCATGTTGCCCTCCTTGTGAATGATTATCTTAAATTACGACCTGCGATTAACCGTGAACTTTCTCTTTCAGGTCGCGCAGTTCCTCACGACGGTCTTCCAGTTGCTTACGCTCCTGGCTTGCGTCTTCCTTGTTTTCTTCCATATCGGCGACATCTTCCTCCAGGTTCATGATTTCTTTCTGGAGGTCAAGGATACGCTGCTTGTCACCGTTATCGTCCTCGAATGCCCGCAACCGGGCAGCTGCTTCGATTTTCATAGCTTGACTAAGCCTTCCATGATGGGTAGCAGTTTCTTTGCAGATTCCATGTAGGCTTCCGCAACGTTCATACAATCCTTCAGGTCCTTCAAACCGTATTTGGCTTCACGTTTGATTTCGGCGACCACGTCTTTAGTAGCACGCATTTTCTTGGAGCTACTGTCCGTATCAATCGAAAGGAAATTGCTTTGCAGTTCGACGCCGCTATCAACCGTTACGTTGACCGACACACTCAGGTAAGGTTCATCGGCCTCATCATCAGGTTCAGACAGAGTGATTGTTACCTCGACTTCCACATCTTTACCCAATTTGGGTTTGAACTCGACGATTTCATCACCCCAGTTGTTCTTGGCCTTCTTGGTATAAGGACCCAAGACCGCCTCAAATTTCTGTAACAGCGCACCCGCGCTGTCGGGACCAGCCGCCATAAGTCTTTTCTTGGCTTCGATTTTCATGGTTACCTCGTAAGTATGTGGTCGCTCAAGGCCGTTGACCAAGCTGGGCTTTCGACCAGTGAGGTCTCAATACCTTGGATACCATGACTGTTTCGGAACGCAATCGAATCAGGTCCCTTGAAGTTCTTGACCACGCGCCAATCAATATCATTGCGTGGATCAAGATGCTGGCAGTATGAGTTCTCGGTCATTGGCTCACCGCAGCAGGAGCAGGTGAAGTTGTCAACCAGTGCACCCATCGAGTAGGTATTGATGTCACCATCCATGACGCGCTGCGCCATTTTCGGGTACTTCTTTTTATCGATACCCAGTAGACCCATAACCTTCCACAGCTTACCTTGTCCGTAGTCACTGACCTTATGCAGCGATGTATCGAAGATGATGCCATAGGCCGCAGTGTGGTCTTCGTTGGCGTGTTCGTAGTGAACAGGGCAACCAGTCCAGGTCTTGTAAGCCATACGGGCGTTTGGCGGCTCCTGAAATCTGGTCAACTCGTTGAGCGGGAACCCGATACCGTTTCGATTCGGGATATCGGAAGGGCAAATAGGCGTCACAACCAGTATGTAATCCTCGATGTTCGGAGAGGTGTGGTACAGCTTTGCAGCGTACGGTAACCAGGTCAGAGCATCGAGATTTACCAGCTCAGGATCGGTGTTCACGTCGGTAACGCGCTCTGATACTTGAGCTGCCGTTATGACGTTGGGTTTTTGCTCGGAGAAGTGACGTTCGCCAGAATGGAGTTCAAACATTATCGCACCCCCATGTAAGCTTCACCAGCTGCCGACCACGTTATCTTGCAGCAGGTAAACAGTACGTCAGCTTTGGTGATTTCTCCGGCAGGCACTGAGAGCGAATTACCCCACAGTACTGAACCCTGCACATTTGGGTCTGGGTCCATCGCCATACCCGGGTTAGAGAGGGTGAACTCAACAGTAATGGGTACAGAAGATTGGAAGAAGATACCAAAGTGCAGATCGTTAAAAATCAGTGCTGACAGTTGAACGATTTTGACATCCCCGGATGCATCAGCACCCCAACCGCTCCAGCCGATACCAACAGGAACGTTGGCAGAGCCGATACCGCTGGGGCTATGACCGAGGTAACCTTTAGCACGATTACCTACAGATTTAACTGCCATGATTAGGCCTCGCTATGCGTGCCCGACACGTCCATGGTCATTGCGGAGGTCTCGGCAGGTGGAGTTTCAGGAGCTTGCTCGGCCGGCGCAGTTTCAGCGACGGGTTCTGCTGCTGGTTCGACAACAACTGGTTCGACAACAGCAGCAGGTGCAGCGGCAGGTTCCGTAGCAGCTTGCGGCTCGACTGGTGCAGCGGCTGGCACAGGAGTTACTGTTTCATGATGACCAGCCAAAGCCGCGATCTTTTTCCAGGTTGCCTCAAAGTGCGCAGGGAACATCAGGATACCGTGCGCGGCATCATGCGCGACACCCAAGGTGAAGTGCGCGAAATCGCGGAATGCGGCAGCATCGGAAGCAGCCCAATGCTCACCTGCGGTGACTACGTGACCAGCTGCTACCATTGCTTTTTTGATGAGTGAGTAGTTCATTTTCAGGTTCCTTTCAACGAAAATATTAAATTGTAGCCAAAGAAAAAGCGACTAGCTTTATGGGCTAGTCGCTTGTGAATTACTTCATATCTTGGTCGTTACGAATCTTGATTTTCTTCAGCTTCTTGAAGTGGGCACTGAGGTCTTTAACGTTGGAGATACCAATACCAGCTGCCTGTATCTCTTTAATTTTTTGACCTGTGTGCGCCAAATCGAGGCCGTAGTAGACCATCGATTCAGCACCCTTTGACCACTTCACTCCCGGGACCGCAACTTTCATCGCACGCAGGGCAGCTGGTTGGCCGCGAGTATGCATGACGATAAATGCCTTGCCATCTTCGATCATTGGGTATGGCTTGATTTCGTTCTTCGCAGTGGATGGCTTAGATTCCAGACGGAAGAAGTTTGTCAGTTGATTCTTGTTGGCAAAATTGAAGGTCTCCTTACCGCTGCTGAGGCCACCGGATTTAATCAGTGCCGCCATATCCCATACTGCGCGGGCTACGTGCATCTTGCGGTACGTTTCATCCAGAGTAAAACCTTTTGCTTCCCACGCAGCAAAAAGTCTCCACAAAGCGGCAGAGGATTTGAACTGAGCCAAAGCGAATTGAGGAACAGGGCGGAAACCCAATGCCTGCAATGCCGATTTAGCCTTGTCATCTTCCACAAAGTACGTGATGCCGAGGAAGCCATTACTGACGTTGAATTCCAGTTCGACATCGATACCGGTTTCGACTACCGTAGGTGTATGCTGTTTCTGCATACGTTCTTTTTCCGCCTTGCGCTCTGCTGCTTTGTTAAGGCGGAACGACGGACCGAGAATACCAGTAGGAGGTTGAACCTTCAGCTTGTCATGTTCAACAAGGCGACCTTTCTTGTCCTTCTTCTGACCAACTTGATCCATGATGGCATCGCGCATCTGCTTACCTGAGGTGTTCTTCTTGGTAATGATGTAGGATGCCGCCATATGAACACGAACCAGATAGCCATTGTCGAGGGCGACGTTGAGTTTCTTCGCATGAAGCATGACGGTTTTGATTACGCCATCGCCAAACTCCGTGTGGACGGCCTGACCTTGCAGCGCAACAGCAGCCTGTTTCTTGAGCTTCTGTTTCTCGGTGAGAGCGCCCTCTTCTGTTTCTTCGTCTTCCGATTCGTCCTCTGCACCGGCATTGTTCTGTGTATCCATGTGAAGGAATTCATCCACACGAACCAAACCGAGTTCACCGCTGTTGAAGATTTCCAAGCCAGGCACATACGGAACCTCTGCCATTATCATCGCGTCTTTTGGATTCGGTGCAATGACCAAAGGATCGAGTTTCAGTTCACCGTGTTTTGCGCGGTACTCAGCGTAGTCGTCGGATTTGACCTGATTGTAGACCTTGTATGCGTGAGCATACGTCGTCAGGTTTTCATTCCAGTCATTCATCGCCATAATCGAATCAACGTTCATAGCAATGACCTTGACGTCTGGCACAGTTTCGTAGGCGACGCTTTCGGTGTTCTCGAATTTGGCGACTGCGATGACCTTGGATATCAGACGGCTGACCTTGGTGATGTCCAACGTGTGGTTGGCAACAATCCAATCATAGTAGATTTTATCCCGACGTTCTGCCTTCTTCAGTTCAGGACGATTGACACGCGAGTTACCTTGTTCCAGTGTACCTGGGTTCCAAACCGTTTCCGTACGAATCAAGCGGCTGACGTGCTGGAAGTTAAGACCCGTATTCATGGAATTCTCAACACCAACCATCCAGCGCATTTTATCGTCTTGCTCAAATGCCCGACCCGCCTCGATTTTATCCGCTGCCTTGTAGAGGATACCCATTGCTCGCATATCGTCGTCGAAGGCTTCGTAAATTTCTTCGGCAGATTCGGTGTAGTTCGTAAAGATCAACACCTTGCCTTCGATACCCTGCTCGATGTGCTTTTTGGTGATGTTGATAATCATGTTCACCTTAGGCGAACGACGATCCACACCTTGCAGCAGTTTGTCACCTAACGGATCGCGTGCGGGTGCAGTAATGTACTGCTCCAACCGTGCCAAGTAGAAGCCCAGCAATGCCTCCAAATCGGCACCTGCATCTTCATCGGCGATATCCTCTTCTTCATTGCCTTCCGCGTCGTCCTCGGTGTCCTCATGCAACTCCTGCTTGGCATTCTTGAAGAACTTCTGCAACGTTTTGTTGGTCTTTGCGTCCTCGCGCATTTTGTCCAAGGCTTCGGTCAAAATAGCTTCGTAGACACGTTGCTGGTTCTCTGTAAGAACAACACCGTGGAACAGTTCCTCCGCTTGAGGAAGCAACGCCGCCCATTCCTTACGCATCGCCTTCGCCACAACAACACGCGATTTGATGGCCTTCATGATGTCGTACTGCGCCTTGGGTTTCCACTCGATGACCCGATCACCCTTAACATTGGAGCCGTAGCGATTGTTGAATTCGCTCTTGGAACCGAACAACGTTGGGTCTAGCATCGCAATCTGAATGGCCAGGTCAGACGGGGAATCGTGAGCCATCGTACCGGAGGCCAAACGTTTTTTCGGTATGTCGGCAATCAGCGCCATACATGCGCGGGTACGCTGCGAATCGTTTTTGACGAAATGGCTTTCGTCCAACAATGCATATTGGAAGTTAAACTGGCGCAGGAACTCGATCAGCGGATACACAGTAACCGAGGTCGTACCGTAGCAAACCTGACGTTGTTTCTGGCGCAGCACATCGTAGTCAACAATGACCACAGTATTACGCGGTGCATTGCTAATCATTTTCGACAGACGCTCGTAGCCATTACGGAAGGTCACGTAGGTATTGATTGGTATAGCGTTGATTTTACCACCGGTGAAGAACGTAAGTTCTTTAACGTACTGCGGCACCAGGTGGGACGGGCAAATGATCAGGTACGGATTACTACGATTGGCTTTTATTTCGTAGCAGATGTCGGTAATTGCCAGCGGAGTTTTACCACCACCTGCCTGCACTGGCAGGATAGCAAACGACGGGCTATCTTTCAGCAGATTGCGTACCTTCTTTTGGTGGGGCAGAAGACCTATCGGACGGTCAGGGTCATCCTTAATCATCGGTATCGAAGGGGGTTCCCAACCTGGGGTAACTTCCTGATTGGTTGCCGCAGCGTTAGCAGCAGCTGCCTCGAGGTGCGTCTCAGCATCACCTGCGTACTTCAAGAGAGTCAGCAGGCCCAGTATGCTACTGGCGCCGCTTACCGAATACTTCAGGTTAACTGCATCCATGTTGGCAAGCATTGCTGCGCGTACCTGACCGGCGAATCGAGCTATTGGGCGGAAGATTTCAGGACCCTCTACCGAAATGTCGTCAAGTAGCAGTTCGTCGCCAAGATGCTGGGTGAAGAAGCTGAGTGCCATGTGCCAGTAGTCTTCCAGGTCCATAGGCTTGTTCAGCTTATTGGCGATGATACTATCGACGTGTTCAACTGCCTCCAACTCGTCTGCCTTGAGGCGTATGACAGGTGCCAATCCCATCGCCACACCTACGTTGGAAATCTGTTGAACCTGTTTGAGGCTTAGCGTCAGACGTTTCAGGAGGTTGTGAATGTGCGCTGGTTCAGCTGCCTTGAAGCGACTCAGGTTCTGCACCTTCAGGATACCGTTGGTTTGCGTATAGGCATATTTGTAGTTTACCCAGTCTATCAGGACTGGAATATTGGGCGGCAATTTGTTCTTTGGCGCCTCATTGAGGTCTATCATCGTAGCTGCCTCGTTCATCTTGAGCAACGAGAACGAGCCGTCACCATTGTCGCCGGCCTGCGTGAACAAATCCTCGTAGCGAGAGGTGTTGTCCAACTTCTCTGGCAACCACAACGCGATACCAGTAGGATCGATGGATAGCCCATCTTTGTTGACACGGGCTTGACCTTCTACAACGCGTGGCAGCGTCTTGGCAATCTTGGAAACTGGAAAGGAAGCGAGTGGTGTATCAGTGGAGTAGCCGTACTGACCCGTCACCCATTGTAGCAACAGCGGGTACAGATCGATGTTGCGAATCATCATCCATTCAGTGGTCGTCAACTGTTGGGCGATTGGCTTGTTGATCTTAAAGTCGGCAACGAAGATTGCGAAGCCGCCTTTGTAAAGCAGACGTATGGATACCAGGCAATCTTGAAGTTCGACAGCCATTTTGGCATCGATGCCAATCATCTTGGAAATTGCTTGCTGGCCGGTAAAAACATGAGCAGACAATTGATCGGCCGCCGGCTGCTTACCTTGCTGGAGAGTGTTCGTCAATTCGTTGATCGAACCCGTAGCCATATCGTGTTTTTTGCCATCCGTGAACCACTGAATGAAACGATTGGCGGTCAAGCTTACGTCACCACGCTTCATCGTGTACAAAGGGATGGTGGCCAGGAAATGCGGATCGTCCGCGTCGTTGACCTTTTTAAGCGTGAGGTAGCCGGCGAGACCTTGCTTGGCCATATATTCCGACCACGCACGTATGCCCTTACGATTCTTGCCGAAGCTCGGGTCTTTCACAATCTCTGGGAAGAAGAGACTGAGCCACATGCGGTTAATGAACACAGGTTCCAAGCCTGTGTAGCCTTTGTTGTAGACGGCCAAGAACGATTTCTTCAACTCTTTACGGTCAAGTTGGAGATTCGGTGGCACTATGAGGTTGGTTGTGGCACGCAGCATTTTGAGTGTCCTTTAGTTGAGGGGTATTCGGCATAAAATTGGACCAAACGAATACACCTAGACGTGCAAAGAGCCAGCCCTATATTAGCGACTGGCTCTCTTATTTACTACAATAGGCGTCGGTGATATCCATACGGGCGATTGGACCGTAAAACAGGCATCCAGAGAACATCGAGAGTAAACTTCTCAAGCTCAGCGCGTGAGGGCAAGTGGCGACCCGGCAAGTCAGGGAACTGTCGGCAGGTAATTTCGTAACCTATGTGCCACCGTTGCGTCCCATTAGCTCCCTCATTGTAGACAACCATAGTTACGTTGTCGCTGAGGTGCTTGATATACTTACCGTCATGTTTAATGCGGAAGCCTGGGTATGGCGTCTGCATAAGCCACCGCACGAAGGTGGGGTCCTTGATGTAAACCTGACCGAACACATCGAGTGAAAACCCGATGTTATTCATCTTAACAACCCTTGAGGTCGTTCGTATTTGAACGTGTTTAAGAAACTCACTGTGATTCAGAAACTTCACCACGGCTTTCCGAGCTTCTTTAAGATGATTTACGATCTGGTCATTCGCAGATTGCTTCAGATTGGAGAACGGGTAGATATCACGGTCAGTACAAGTGTTGACGAAATCCTTTATAGCCAGACCCCAGTCAACGTCCGGGTCATTAGTTGGAACCAATCGCCCTATCACCTGATCCCACACAGGTTTACCGTTGATGTTAAAGCTGATGGGGAAAGCTGCTGCCGTAGGGCTCCTCGCCTGATCGATAGCGCTGACACCCAAGCTGGCGAGGAAGGGTCTCATGTTGGGCTCCGGAACGACGGTACACCGTCATCCGTCAGCACGTCTTGCGAATCAGGCGTGGTAACGCCTACACCGATATCATGCACATCGGCACCGTCGTCGTTGGTTTCTTGTTGCGAACCCAAGTCGTCACCGGTCGGATCGCCGTCCGTGAGTGCCACGTCTTCCAGCGGAATGGCATCCTCATCAATATTTGGATCGTAAAGTACATCCTCATCGGCGGCTTCAATCTTGGTTGCCATTGCCTCCGTTGGATCGGTCAGCACGTCGTCATCATCACCGTCGACGACTTCGCCTAGAAGCTCATAAATGTGGGCTTCCAAGGCTTCCTTGTCCATGCCCAATGCACCAGCTAGGGCGTGTACCTGAGCATCGGCGGGTTTCGGATTCAATTGCAGAAAGATGGTAATTAGTTCGGTCAGTTTCTCGTTCATCATTTGCTCCTATAGGATTGCAGGTATTTAATTATCTTTGTCGACCACTTGTCGTACTCAAGCGATGATATGCCGTCTAATTCTTTTATGGCAGCCTCGTGTGCGTTACCACCAAGTTGGACGTCCTTTTCTGCCATTACAAAAGGGCTTGCATCAGGGTATTTCTTACGTGCAGCAGCGATGGTCAGCTTAGCCTCGACGTATTCATGCTGCATTACGTGTACCAGCTCCCACTCTAGTCCGGCTTTCAAGCAAGCATTATAGAAAGAGGTTTGAAAAAGTATGGTTATATGACCAGTAAAATCTACGGTCCAACTGGCTTCCCAATCACCATTAGTACCCTTCAATTTTTCCATTAACTCTAAGCTGGTACGCGGAAATGGTGTGGTCTTATTCTTGATATGAGGTAGGTATGAAGGAACCTGCGCCACTGACCTGTCGTACCATGGTGGCGTCAAGGCGGTCAAGCGTTTCACGGCCTCTATCTTCATCATTTGCTCCCATGGTAAGTCTTTAAATGGTTATTGCCTGGGTGCCGTTGCTCATGGCAGTTATCGCACACCGACATCAAATTCTTTTTTGTAGTTGTACCGCCTTTGGAAAGGGGAAGTATGTGGTGACAGTCGGTAGCCTTTACAAGCTTGCCCTTACGCCGGCACGGGACGCAAAACCCCCCGTCACGCTTGAAAACCTCCTTACGAATATCCCACCAACTGTTGGTCTTAGTAAATCCTGAGACTGTCGCATAGCCACTGCGCTTGATTTTGGTGACCCCACTTTTGCTCGAAGTCCGTACTGAGGCAAATCTTTTTATCAGTCCCATGCGTATCCCTTGCGTTCGGCTTTATCCCAGCGCGCTTCTTTCTTTTTTTGGTAGTAACTGCGTATAGAAATTGCTGCCAGCCGAACATTATCACCTAGGCCAACCGGTATCCCGTGTATGGTTGGTCCCTCTTGCTTCCGTAACTCATAGAACGATGAATCGGAAACTATCATAAAGTTGAAAGACTGGCCCGGTATGAATTTCTTGGCATCGGTAAACGACACAAACGCCCAACCCTTCTTACCGAACGCTTTACAAGCCACCATACCGTCAACGAGTTTGCCTCCCCACACAACCGTAGCCAGTAGTGAATCGTGCGGCTGCACACGAACTAGCTTGTGTTCTTCAACCTGCTCCAAAGCCTGCTTATGTTTATTGATACGTGATTCGTATTCAATCTTTTCTTCTTCGGTCATGTAAGTGGACCGTTCGTTCGGATCATAGCGCCTAGGGTTCAGGCCAACTTTCTTCATCCATGCCTGCCAATTATGGCCGTGACCTCCCTCAGAGTGATCGGTAACCTTATCGATTTCGGACACTGCTTGATGGCACATTTCATGCAGCAGGACCTCAACAAAAAACGCAAACGTGTGATTCAACAAACGAGGACTCAACGCCAACTCGCGGTAGAACCCGTCCCAGAAACCGCGTGTCTTGAGGCTGGTTCCCCTAACGTTCTTCATAAACCGCAGGAGCTTAGGTATGTGCATTTTGCCTTGGAACTTATGGACATTAAGGTATATCCACAGGTCCTTCAAGAAGGTCAATGACAATTCAGGAAAAACCTGGCAGCGTTTAAACAGCGCCTCCAGCTTTGGATCGACAGATATATGTGGTACATTGTTATCGTCATTCTCGGTACCTGTTCGTGGATCATGTGGCGGTTCGATTGGTTTTTCAACCGGTGCCTTTACTTCAGGTACCTCAGGTTTAGAACCTTTCTTCGTGTTCTTGAGCAACACAGTTTTGGTTGTGGGCCAAATAGCGACCACCCCACTCTTGTTGTACGCATACCGGATACTCTTTTCTACACTCTTCGGCTCACCCAGCATAACCTTGACGCGGGCCTTGTCGTAATCCGAATAGTAGAACTTGATGATGTTGTCGCCCTCATGCTTGAAGCGGAGGCCGTGGAAGCCAAGCTCCAGGAGGAAGGCCTGTGCTTGGTTCCGGTCTGCCATTACGGCAAGAATCGGAGTCATCGGAAACCTTTCTGTATGAACGCATCGGGATCAACTCCTTTGGCAAGCAGGATGAGGCGCACACCGTCGACTTCAGCCAGACCTAATGCGTTCTCACCACTTGACTTGAGCATCGTAACCTTGTCGTTGACTGCAAGCAGGTCATATTGCTTGCTCAATGCCTTCCACACCTGTGCGGAGGCTGCACTCTGTACGTCGTGGCTAAGGATACTCATTTTGTTATCTAACACCCATTTGTACAGAGCCTTAGCGAAGCCCATTCCTCGGTAAGGCTTGAGGAAGAAAGAGCTTGGTACAAATAGACGCCCGAATGGAAAATCGCGAGGCACAATGGACAAGAGGCCCACCGGTTCATCGTTGTGGACCAAATAGATGTCGAAGATGATTCCCTGCTTATTTACTTGGATGCGAAAACCCGGAGTATTGGTTGGCACATTCTTGATAGAACCCTCACCAAGGTGAAATTCATCTAGAGCGGCTTGACCTTGTTTATCGGAGAACGCAACGTCAGACGGTACTATGTGTACTGATTGCAGGCGAGTAAGGGCTTCGATTTTCATATTTAGACCTCAGAAAAAGGGAGGCCGTTTAAGACCTCCCTCGTTGAATTACTGACCGCGTTTGCTATTTTTGAAGATCACTTCCTTACGATTAGGCCACACTGCGAGGACACCAGCGCCCGGGACGTTGTAGCGGATCGATTCGGACTTGGTCGTTTCTTTCGGCGCGCCCAGTTTCTTGTTCAGCATCTTCTCGTTGTATTTCTCGTACTTGAAGGTCAAGATGTCCTCGTCGCTTTTCTTCAGCGTGACACCGGTGAAGCCGACCTCGGTCAGGTACTTGATGGCTTTTTTCTCCGAGCCTTCTGCTGCCAGGATTTCGGATTTTGCGATACGTGCGGCTGCTTCGATTTTCATGGTATTTCCTTTTGAGGTTGAGTTACTTAAAATTGACGGCCTTCAACGTCGTCGCTGATTACACCATCTTGGATAAAACCGTGATACCCACCATGGAGATTGATTGAAGGGTGAACCGTGATGTTGGGTGCATCACCAGTTACCATCCATCCTCCATAGTAATTACCGCTTGACCAACACATGCCATCGACGCAGAAAAGGTCTTTGTTCGGTAGCACTACCACCAAAGGCTTACGGTGGATGTTAGTCGTGAGATAAAATTCGGACAAGTGCCTGCACACAAAATGCACAGATCGAGTCCACTTTGGGTCGTCCTCTTCTTCTAAACCCGGCCCCCAGAATGCATCGCCAGGCTTTAGCGTAGCACCATCACCTCTTGAATACATGCCTTTCTCGTACTCAATCATTCTTAAAGGCCACGGCATAGTAGTCTCCTATTTAGGCCAAATAAATCGGAACAATGGTTTTGGTCCTGCGGTGAGATTGATATCGCCTTGTGGGTGTTTGTAAATCAGATCGTCACCTCGTTGTTCAATCTCGTTACGTTTGGTCTTGATGTTACCACTGACCTCTATGTAAATCTTTGGTGTGGATTTGTAGAGACTCAGCCACGTATAATAACTGAACGTTCCAAGGTCATCCGAACTTTCGATACCATTCTTACTGTATTGGTGGACCGTTACGTATAAGGCTTTTCCGTACCCTTGCCCACGAACTGTAGGATTCGTCCAGATGGATTCCACCACATCTCTTGGATTTTGTTTCAAAGCCTTTATGAATCCCAGGATTTGTGCTACACCAGCACTGTGAAGGGAATCTAGCTCACCATCGAGCTTTAACTCTGACCCTTTAACCAGACATTCGGCAACAACAAAAGTGCGTTTCCACGTTTGATTGTACATTAGCAGAACGCCAGTACCATGATGATTCAGAACCTTAAACGCGGAGGCGTCAGTATCATGCAGTAGGTCACGTGCAACTTCAGGGCCGCGCCCAAAGTTGTCGCCCTCCGTTATCGCCATTGCGGTTAGCCTGCTTAGGGCCTCTATCTTCATATTAACCTTTCGGTGGCTCTAAGGCCTCAGCAGTATCAGTCGCACGCTTGTCTTCGGTACGACGTGACAGGTATTTATCTAGGGCTACTGAACCAGACCAAACAACCATGTAGCCTGTAAAGTAGCTTTCGGTCAACTGACCTTTTAAGGTCAAGGCAATAAAGCCCCAGCTTGATACTACCAAAGCCACTATCTGACCGATCTTGTGAATCGATGGACGTTTCTTTTCGTCGTAGATTAGCCAGCGCAAATCTACGGAGTCTCGCTTGACCTGCATATAGCCGAGCAGACAAATGACGAAGGTAATGGTCAGAAACAATAGGGCTTCCATTACTGTCACATCGCCGGGGTGCAACCATAGCTGCCCTAGTGTTTTGTTCATACTCGTTCCTTATTTTGGCCAAATAAAATAGAAAGTTGGCGTCCCGCGTGCGGTTAATTCAACCAACTTATCACCATAGTCGTACAAAATATCTAACCCGTTTACGGTTATCTTTTTCCTGTCAAGCGCACCTTGATACCACTTTGGTACATTAAGCTTTATTTCAGGATGAGCCTTGAACAACGATATCCATAGACCTAAACTCATAGTACCGAGTGAGTCAGAACTACGAATACCCTTTTTAGACATTTCATAGGCGACCTTGTAAAGTGCCTTCCCATATCCCTTGCCTCGGTAATTTTTGTGCACCCATACCGCAGATGTTTCCTCCCTTACACCAAGAATGAGAGCATCATGCGATACTGCCATATAGGCTATGGCTGAATCGAACCCACTCTTTGCTATGGTTTTATTTTCCTTTAGGGCTGCCGAGAAATCTGATAGTGGTACCTTAATAGTTACCAAAAGAAGCGTACCCGTTTTCGGTGAGTGTAACAAGACCTGGTTCTCGTGCGAATTTAGGACCTTAAATTGAGAACCCTCGCGTGTGGAAACGAGCCACGCTACATCGTCTGCTGCCCCTGAAAAATTATCACCTTGCGTTATGGTCATACCTTTAAGTCTCGCGGCGGCTTCTATAATCATAAGTCACCCATATTGTTTGATATACTTGAGGATGTCGTTGATGACCTTCAACTGGTTTTCTTCATTAAGGTTTTCTTCATTAATGGCACCAATGGTGACCACGGGTTTCTTGCCATGATCGTAGTCGTAGAATTCAAATACCGTTTTCTCTGCACCGTAGCGACCGCTGCCACTCCAGCCCATAAGCTCCATAATACGTGGCTCGCCTTCTTCGTCTTTTGGTGGGTATTTGACGAACTTCGTTTCGTAGTAGGCTTTATTCTGGATAGTCTTTGCTTGGTAACCTTGCAAGGTCATCAGGTGTACGATGTCTTTGACACCCTTCTCTGCGACCTGAGACAACTGAGTTGAGCGAGCCATCAGCTTCTGTTCGGCTGCGGTCAACGCAAGTTTATCAAATGCTTTTAGGCGGGATGCTGCCTCGATCTTGAATGCTCTAACCATGCGTTCTGGCAGAGGTCGTGCGAAGGCCGTGGCTTTCTTGGCAGCTGTAAATGCTTGCGCCCGTGTGAAAGTGTGGCCGTTCTCGCAGCTACTCGTGGCCTTAGTGTCGTCTGGTGTACGGGCTGTGGAAGTAATACGACCACTACAGGTTGGGCATGGTGTTTCGTAAATACTGGTCATTGCTTGAACTCCCGTTGGTTTGTCTTGTGGTGATTTCTTGTAGAGCTTGCGTAATTCTTCTTTGGCTTTATGGAGCCGATCTTTATCAGGGCTCATTAGTTTCTTGCCAGCGCGATTTACATAGAAGCTTATGGCCCCCATCGCTGCCTTAAAATCGTCCTTATACCTATTCTTCAAGGTCCTAGCTAATTCACCAGGTTGCATCTTGAAGGTAGTGTCATCAGGGTTACCGGATAATGGCGGTTTCTCCTGATTCTTAATCTTGGTCTTACGTTCGACCTTCTCCGACCAATCACGGTCATACGCTTTAATGCGTGCGGCGGCTTCGATGGCATCCTTCATGGAAAACTCGTGGTTGTTGTAGCACTGGGCTATTGAGCCACTGTAGGTCGCAGCAGGAGGTGAGCCACATATTGGACATACCTTCATCGTCTACTCCTTTTAAGCCGTCGAGAACTTCATCTTGGTCTTCAGATGAGAAAGCCCTTGTTTGACAGTTGGGTTGGAGGGCGCGTGTTTGAATGCCGTATAGCATAGGGCAATCATCAGGTTATACGGTATTGAGACTGCGAGCCAAGAAGGACTTGGCCACGGTGTAGCCAAGCCTGCTACCACCAGACTGATTGCCAATAATCCTTGCGGCGAGGTGAACAGTTCAGCCGCAGACCAATGACCATGCAGCGCTGCTTTAATGAGGGCTGCAAAGTCCATATCAAGGTCTGGGTGTGCTGTAAAGTTGCCGGCTAAAAACGCCCAGATCAGCAGGCCAGCTACGGCGGGACCAGCGAGGCGTCGCAGAATTGGGTACTCTTCCAAAAACTCATCAAGCTTTAATGCACCGGAATGCAGCTTTTGGAAAGCTCGGGTTTCATGAAGCTTAGAGAACAAGGTCAGTATGCCTTCTTTGTACAAGGTCGCAAAAGCCTTGATCGGTTTGACCAAAGAGGCCACCGTGAACTTAATTGCCTTAAGTAGCGCAAACATTGGGCGTGTCTTGAAGGCCTCAACGATAGCGCTAATTTCTAGGCCCGTTTCCTTGGCGACCTCACTTACCATCGATTTAATGTGTTGAAAGAAATCGTTGATTTGATCGACACCAGTTTTGATCGATTTCCAGATGTCAAGTGCATGTACTTTGTTTGGCTCATTGATATTGTCGAGCAGTGCCGTCCAGTGTGCATACTGGATTTGAGAGGCTAAAGTTCGGTGACGTGATGCCAACAGTCGGGCGTGTGCTTCGATCTTCATGTGTGGTCCTAGGAAGAGAACGGGTCCGTTATAATTGGGTCTTCACCGCGCATCATTATATTTTTACTGTGCAAATCAAGGCGGATTTTTCCGCCGACGGTTTTAACAATAAACTTAGCGACTAGCGCAATATCTCGATCTTTCTTTTGTTTGGCCAGGTCTTCCCATACCTCTGTTATGTTAAGTCCCATATTCACGTACTCCGGTGAATTTAGTTCTTTTATTTCGTCTGACCGACCAGCCGTTAGAAATAAATAAGTCCCAAACTGCATGTAGTCCCTTCGTTTCATGGGAGTCAATTTCTCCATAAAAACCAAACGCAGGTCTCTGAATTCTGTTTCGTCTCCATCAAAGGCTTTATCGGCTTCTACTACCTGGAGTATCTTGGGCATATACTTATTAGCGTTCTTTTGGCTAAACTTAATATATGCTTCATATCCAAGATCAGTACCAGTCAAAATTTTAACCACTACATTAGGCATGGTAGGATGCTGAAATACATTTGCATAAAGGCCACTACCTACCTGCTTGAGACCCAGCTTCTTAAGGCGGTCTATGTATTCGTACAAGCGTTCGGCTATCATCATTTTTGTCGCAACCAATCGCTGCGCTGCCTCGATCTTCATTTAAGGCTCCTTATATGTTGGGTACCAGTGCAGAATCTTAACCCTAGATTTAGGCGGCATCAACATGGTTACTTCATCCTCCTCGGGAAGATGGGAGTATATTGCTGCCTCGATTTTCATACTATACCTTCGTCAATTGGTTAGAGCTGAACAAACCATAGGTTTCTATATTGTTGTTTTGGCCCTCATACGCCTTTATCGCGTCGAACCCGGCTGCCTTAAGAACCTGAATAAGTTGAGGTAATTCCATATACCACTCCCACACTTCTTTGTGACCACTGTATGCCGCGGAAAGACGGCGTAATTCTTCGACCAATTTACGACCAAGTACATCGCTTATATGATGTTGCTTAAATTGACCTAGTACGCCATCCCGTATTCTAGAACAAACTTCATTGAGTTTAACCTGTGTCGTCAGCGTCCTGAACCCAAATTCAAACGGGTGTACTACATTCACATGAAATGCGTAAACATGGTCCGCATCCTTTGCATACTCCAAGGCGTAGTTATGATCTGACGTTACAAATATCAAATGTTGATTTCTAGCATGATCCTCTTTCCAGGTTTCGTTTAAACCTCGGTAGAAAACCTGTGAAGCTTTCAATCTTGTTGCCGCTTCGATTTTCATATGCGGTCCTTGGGGTAATCAGGGAGGTCGACTAATTGATTTGCCATCGCGTGCGTGCAATCGCCTAGGAACTGAATCTTACCAGGTGTCGATCCGTCTGCGGAACCCACAAAACTATGGCAGTAAGACGGTTTCGGCTTACCCTGGGCATCCAGTACCCAATCACCAGTCCATAAACCATCGCCGCCTATGACCACTTCGTGACCTGAAACACCAACAGACGGACTAAATACTGGCAGATCACCAGAGCCATTCCATGCCCATCCATTAGGTGGGGCAACGCTAACTGCATGAGGTTTCTTACAGGCCGGGCAGAAAAACAAAGTATAGCCTGCGTCGGACATCATCAGTTTGGTACCCTTGCGTTTCATTTCATTTTCTGGACTCATATTATTCCCCGTAAAGCTTTCGTAATTCGTCTTTGGCCTTCTCCAGGTTCTCTTTATTTTCGACCTTGTCGCCACCGCGGTTGATGTAGAAATTTAAAGCCGACATAGCGGACTTCAGGTCAGAGTGAAGCTTCTTTAAGCCTTTGGCGATGGCGGCCCCACTTTTCTTGAACAACCCTTCTGGTGGATGGTTCTCTACCTTTTCGGTAACGGGTTGACTCCATTTGTCGGCTTTCAGTAACCGTGCTGTGGCCTCGATCTTCATTCAAGGCTCCTTATATGTCGTAGACTTCAAGGGTTCCACCGTCGTCCGGCGGATCATTTAACACGATACCGATTTCGTCATTCCATTTATCCCACACGTACAGCTTGGTATCTCCTTTGCGACCAGTCTTAGGCTGACCCAATTTCTTGGTCAAAATCTTGAGGACCTCTGTGGCCGAGGTGTACAATTCGTAGGTTGCGCTACCAGATACTATGTGTACCAGGTCGGCATCGATACCCATATTGCTGAGTAACTTTTCGGTCATACCCCAATTGGTATCAGCCGCCTTAAGTCGTTGGACTGCCTCGATCTTCATTTGAAGCCTCCTATGAAGGATTGGACAGCCATTCCACCTGCATTAAATAAACGCTGACGAGTAGCCTTATTCATGTTGCGATCAAGTGAGGAAGCGTAACCTGTTTCAACAAAGGCCACCTGTGCACCTTCCAGCGATGCGATATCGATGTGGGCTGCCTCAGAGGCATTCATCATTAGGTTGAGCATATGCATGGGACGATTGAGCAATGTCAGTGGTGATGTGTCATTCGCCACCAGCTGAATACCGATGCGGGGTCGCGCGCGGGTCAGCCGGTCAATCGGTATGTTGTTGCTCAGGCCACCGTCAACCATTTGTATGCCGTCGTAGTTGAAAGGCTCGTAAACGAACGGTATAGAAGTCGACGCCCGTACTGCATCGGCGATCAAAGCATGTGGTGTAGCGTAACGGCTAAACTCAAATGGTTTTTCTGCCTTTACGTCGGACGCTATTACTGTCAGATCATGGTCCAGTTCGATAAACGTTTTTTCTTCCGTCATTTGAAGCAACCACTCATGCAGATTATTGCCGTTGCACCAACTAATACCTGGCCAGGACGATGGTGTAGGCGTCAACATCGACGACCAATCGTTATTCATCGTCAATTCGACCAGCGAATCGATATCGTGACCGCATGCGTATAAGGCTGCTACAATAGAGCCTCCACTGGTACCAGCTACTTCCTCAGGTATCAAACCTGCTTTGAGTAAAGCAGATAAAGCACCTACGTGAGCCGGGAATTTAAAACCACTGCCACTAAAGGCCGTATTGATTGCAGTCATATGTCACCTATTTTCGATTAGCAGTAGGACCTCAGGGTCGGTCCATTTGGCGCCTGGTGAAGTTTCATAGGCTCCACCTTTAACCTGGCGTATGGTCTTCACGTTGTACTGAGTACCAAGGCGTTTCCAAAGGTTGTGGCTCATACGTGACTGCCTGCTATCTGATATGAGATTAAACACGGTTATGGCCCACTCGTACATACCCAGCATTACACCTCGCCCACGCATATCTGGTATTAAGTAAGAGGACGCTGTTCCAACTTGAAGGGTTTTGTCATCAAGCCATATACGCTTTGGTGTAATGTGCAGACTTCCGACCGCCGTACTGTCGCGGAAACATATGAGGTTGATTCCTTTGTGGATGCCGGTTTTGCAGTCATAGACCCGAAAGTGAATACCATTTCTTTGTCCGAGTGTTTTAAAGGCATCCGGTTTTTCCGCAAAGACCTCTGTCATATCACCAAGTACACTGCGCCCCATGCTGTCGCTGTAGCCTTCTTTTACGATTCTCACTGACCTCAACCTTAACGCAGCTTCGAGTCTCATACATCACCTGTTGACGGTTGGATATGGGAGACCGGAGCGGTATGGACCCCAAGGAGACGCTGGGGTAATCGTGATACCCACCGAACCCAAAGCACCCTGCGCAAGCTTCGATAGGTCTGCCGAACCATCGCCTGACGTTTGACCCTTAATGATAAGGTTCTGCTTGAAGGGCTTGATTTCATTGTCGAGGCGCGATTGGATTTTGGAAGCAGCGTTATCCAGGTAACCTGTGCGATCAACATCAAGCGAAATAGCGGCACCTGAGAAGTTGAAGGCTTTTTCGCCCTCCGCCATATACTGACTTTCTATGGCCAAAACCTCAGCATACATCAACCAGTATTCACGAACACCACTCTTCGCATTAAGCATCGTAAAGTTCGTGAAGCCGCCGGGACCGCCGTTGAAGTTGTCGCGGGCGCGGCGCAACCACAGCAAAATGGTGGCGGGTGGGAACAACAGGTCAGGCTGACCGTACAGTGTGGTCCGAGCTTTGTTGATCTTTGCCTTAATATCGGTAATAGCACCCAACACGGTTGGGGTAATAACCCACAGATTGGCTGACTCACTATAAACCAATGCAGGCTCTACTGAATTGGAATATTGCCAGACCACAGTGTACGACTCCAGACTAGCTGGCAGTGTGGAGGTATCGAATGACGCACTGTAGTAATAGCCGCCACCTACCCGAGTGAATTGGGTAACTGGCGTAGAACCAATCAGCGTGTTATCTTGGAAGATATTGACGATCACCGTATCGTACAACTTGTCGATGACGATGGACATTTGAGCTGTGGTACCTTGCAGTTCAACCTGATCTTGGGTACCTAACGGGACGGTAGTCAGACCTACGACCGTAACATTCTCGTAGCTGTAGAACTGCTGCTGGTTATCAAGCGATTGGGAATTAAGAATCAGCGTGTACCGCAGCTGGTACTTACTGTTAATATCTGAAGGCGGTACTGACGACGGTACATTAACGATGGCCTTTGCCAGCACCATATTAGCGAACCCATTGCTGGACACCGTGTAGTCGAAGGCGTTACCGGATGCATAAACCACTGCCTGCGCATCAAGGAATTCCCAGTTGACGTAACCACCACGCGGATCAACATCTGGGGGGAAGGTGAAGATAGCGGTCCCGATTGCACTTTGGCCTGCTTCAATCGTGTCGACCAAATCGACATACGATTGTGGGCTCTGGGTTTCATACGGAACCTGCACGTCTTCTTTAACGACAACGGCCACCAATTCGCTGAACACACGAGCGGAAGTGGTGACCAATAACTGGAAGCCGTAGCTTATATTGACCTGGCCCTGCGATAACGTCAGCATCACCACAGGATCGGTAGACGCCGACAACATTGATACTAAAAGGGCTGGAGTCGAAACCGGACTTATGGGTTGTACTGCTATGGAGGTTAATGTTTCACCGAATTTCAAGTCCGGTGTAACATCGCACTGCACCACAGTGTCGGTATTGATATCCTTCGAGAAGATGAAGGTTTGCATTGTTTAACCCCCAAGTTGCTTTAGGCGTTTAGTGGCCTTACGCAAACGATCCTGCGCCTTGTCGTGTTTTTCCCACTCTGCATCGGACCGTTCGTCACCGGCGCTGTCCCGTATCTTACTGTGAGCGTCCTTGGCGGCTTTGTGTTCTTCACGCGCTTTGGAAAGTTCGTCCAAATCCGGCTTACTGCCGGGACCTTTATCGGCCTTAGAATTGGGATGAAGTTTCTTGTACGCCTTCTTGGCAGTATCGGACATCGAGGACCACCATCCTGCTCTCAGACGTGCTGCGGCTTCGATCTTCATTTTATACTCCTTTATTGATGATGTTCATGACCTTGCGTGTTTGTGCTGGCGTCATATCGAATTTCGATTGCAGAAACTCCAGGTCGTACTCGCTGAATTCGCCGCCTTTGGCAACGTTGGGGAACGTGAACGTCAGGTCTGTAATGCCACCTTTCGTTGCAGAGCGCATACTAATACGGCCGTCCCGCGACTTCAAGAACGATTTCAATTCTTTGTAGAGCTGGGCACCAATTTCGGCTATGAGTTCTTTGTTCTTAACCTCTTTGCGCAGACGGAAAGTCAGGCTGCGTTCATCGACCACGATCTTGGAAATCATATCGCGGTAGCTGAATATATTGGGTTTTAATGAGGTAGGGTCAACGTTTAATTGCAACGCCAGGGGCACAACACCAAGAGCCGATGAGAAGTTTTCAAGCTCCAGCATTTCGCTAATAGCGTGAACTGCCTCACCAACCGATCCGACCTCTTCGCCTTGATCGATCAGTTTGTTGGGTACCTCATACTCATGGTTCAGATCGACGGTCATAGACGATTCTTTGCCTATGCGCCACTGAATCGAGATATACAGATGCGGTGCGACAGAACCCTCATCGTTGGCAACGTCTTGCAGCATGATGTACTGAGTGAACAGCAGATCGCCTTTACCTACCACTGATACGTAGAGGAACAGTTGGCTGTTTTTGAAAGCCACATGCTCGTTTACGAGTTCGGATACCATCTGCACGTACTTCGTGAACTGCTTCGGTACGTGCGCTTCGGCGACTTCGCTTAGGAAGGTGAAGCAGAGTTTCAGCTGGTCTGAAATCTTGGTTTTCATGCGAGCGATTTGTGCCATTGTTGCCTCAAAGGCTTCACCACGACGATCAGGGAACGTAAGGTTCAGAGTCGTTTCTGCCTTCTCGACGCCACGCAGTTTCTCGTAAAGGTCTTCTGCCATAGCATACTGGCTCTTCAACTTTTCCAAGTTAGGAACAACAACCTTGGTCAAGGAAGGGTCGATTTTGGTCTTCATGCGACGCACCATAGTGCGTTGATCTTTGACGTCTGTTGGCGTCACATTAAAGACCATGCTGGCCCGTACAGGTTGACCAGGCAGCAGACGACAGGCCAACATTTTTTGTTGTTGGACGATTACCTTACCGCTGTCATCAAGGTCTTTTTCAATCGAGTCGAGGAAGCGGCGTACGTCGTCCAGATACCGAAACTTTGGTAAGTCCATTTTAAATCCTTTTAAGTTCTGTACGTGCCACGCATGTTGTCGTGGACTCCGAGTGAAGTGGGTGGTTTAGACATCAAACGGCCACGACGTGGCAGTATGTTGTAAAGCTCTTGCGGTTGAATGGGTCTCACTTGACATTCCCATCCAAGGATATTACGGTCACGATCATTCCACCAATTGACGGTTTGAACAATCAGTGCCTTGCCGTAGATGGATTCGATTATGATATCCTCTGCCTTAAGTGATGGTAGGTTAGACGCAACGATGATTTGAAAAGGTTCAGTCTTCTCAAGCAAATTAGTATCCGATGATTGGTTCAGTTTCGGGAACTCAAAAAAGGCACTTTCTTTACTCAGAGCAAACTGCATTTCCATGTGCGTCCATGTTACTTCAGGCTCAAAGAAAGTGGCGGCCAAAGTATGGGGTCGGCCATCACAAAACCTGAGGATCGATATGGCATCTACCGCTTGACCATCAACAGTAAAATTAGCCCCGACAGCCTTCCGCTGATTATAGACCTTGAATGAATCTACACCAATAGCACCGAATGGAAATACTACTTGGGCGCTAAAACCTGGACCAATTGATGTCCAGGGTTTCAGTAAAGCATTGATGGTGGCCAAGCCAAGGTCTACTTCGTCGACGGTCAACACTATCCGTTGCGAGTGAAATGGTGCGTATCCACCAACAAAACCGGTACCAAAACAAATGGCACAAGCTGCATCGGTAATACCTACGTCACCACTATCCCAATCACCGAGGTACTCTTCGATGTCGTATTCCTGCTGTGGACCGTTGTCACCGAAGGCCACACCATCCTGAATACGAGTAGGCAAGCTATCCGGTTGCTTCCCTATGTTGTCGAATACTCCTTGGAATTTATCGTTTGCCAACGGAGAGGTTCGAGAATCAAAAGGATCATCCCGACTCAAGGGCGAGCTACCGTAAGGGCTTACATTGAATGTCATTGCCCCGGTGATCAGTTCATTGACCAAACCTGGGTTGGCCTTACCATCGTTTCCAAGGCGCGTGTTCAGTTTAGCCTCGGACGATTTGCAGTTGCATTTACGGCCTTGATTCAAGTGGCTGTAGTGAACCGCCTGAAATCCCTGCACGCGGTGCGCCGACATATTGCGCTGCTGCTGAACCGGTACGATTTCTTTTATTGCCTTCGAGGCAACGTCGGACGCTCGCGCATTGGCCGGTAGAATACGGTTGTTGGTAGCATTCTTAATTGGCATAATATACCTCCTTCTTGACGTAAAATTGAGACACCACAGGCGATAAAAAGCCCACTACGATGAGTGGGCTTCGGGTCAACCAAGGAATTCAAGATTAGATACTGAACAACTGTGTTCAACCAAAGGAGTAAACTGCCAGAAAAGTGTCACCGCGAGACCAAAGTGGATAGTAACAAATGGTGTATTATTCTGCCCATCACATACAACCTTACCATCATAAATAATTTGGTTGTCCTTCAACCTGCGCATAAATTGAGTCAAATTAAAATAAACTTGATTCTGTTGCTCGTTCGGCGGATTAAATGTCATACTGACTTGAGGTAACTCCATCGCTGCCGCTTGTTCTATTACACGACGTATATAGGTTTCATACATCGCACGGTCGGAGAGAAAATCTATACCTGTTCGGCACGACCAGACTTCAAAAGGTTCTATTGTTTCAGGTACTAGTGTGTTTGTTTCGATAGCGCGTTTTCCATACTTGGTATGGACCCATACTAACATATGACCTCCGCATTCGAGATAATACAGCGGTGACGTGTGTCACCAGGGTAGTATTGCCAAATGCAGTGTGCTTTTAGTATACCATCTTTGATGGATTCTTGTGAATTGTTGACCTCATCGCATACGATTTGGAATTGGAAATCGCGGTCAAGCCCACCCTTGGATATTTGACTTTGAAGAAATGCCCTGGCTTTCTCTACGTAATTCCTACGCGTTATCTCAACGTTGGCTTCACCTTCGGTAACCTCAAATATTTTGGCAAGGACAACACGAATACCCTTATTGGTTGCCTCTTGATAGAACGCAATATCAGCCACATAACTCTGCATATTGCCGTCGGCCAAACCGCGCTTATGTCTTTTATTAAACTCGTTGTAATTAAAGAACTCACCAAGTTCCCATTGTGTGGTTTCAACACAATACCGTTCGTTATCTAAGTGTACCCAAACTTTCATCACAGCCTCACAAAGAATTCGTTTTCTTCGGCTACCATACCAAACTCTATAACCTGTTTTTGGTAACCAAGCTCGAACGCACGACTGATGGCGATATCAAGAATCGGGTGTACCGATTCCAACCCGGAGTACACGCGCATCAAGTAATGATGCGGCGTTACCTGTGCATAGAAGAGGTTGCCAATTAGGTACATTTGGTAGTTATGGGCCTGATACTCCATGTAACCTAAAGCCACTGCATTAGGGTATAGACCTTTGATACCGTTTACATCGTAAACGAATTCTGTGAGCCAGTGACTTAGACCTATTGTACCAACGTCGAACTTCAGTTTCAGTCCGGTTATGCGAAGACCACTAAATTCTGGTAAGCGACCTCTTGCGTATAGTACGCGAAATTCTTCGTCAACAAGCGCCTGTGCGCTGCGCTCAAGAAAACCATCTTGTTTTTCGCGCATAAAGATCATCAAGCGCTGTTGCATATACTTGATTAACTCAGGGAAGGTCAAAGCCTTGGTAGCCGATTTGAATGGCGCAGCGGGTATATTTATTTGTATTGGTTTCATAAGTACCTCGTATAAGCCTTAACGCTTTGCTTTACCATGGACCACGCTTCTCCGATGGTTCCACATTTGAAGGTATTACTTTTGCATTCTAAGCCCTTCTTTATCTCGATGGTAAAGACCTTGTTGGAGTCGATCTTCATATTATACCGCCTGTCAGGAGAGAACACAGTGAGAGAGGAGCCACTGAGGTAAGTTCGCCAAGGCTGCGGCGGGTGTTCCGTTTTTAGGCATACCGCTAGTTCCTGCATCGCCTTGTCACGGACTGGGCTATGATTGAGGCTAGGTATTTCTTTCATACTCGGATGGACTCATATTGGATATATGCAACGAATGGGAGGTCGAACCCAAACTGTAGGTAATGGTCAAACCTATGTACTGCGATTCTTTCAAACACTGATCTACTAACTTAAAGTTTGCCGATATGCGGTTGGTCGCCAGCTGCGTCATAAGCGCGGCAACGTGTCGGCTAATGCTGTAGATTTCCTCGTTCTTGCTATCCATGCCCTTAAAGTAAGCGGACAACGCAGAATTACGAATCCAGGCATGCTGGCTTTTGGCAAGGTCTTTGAAAGTATCAGCCCACCTTTGTTCGCGTACATGCCGTGATTCGCTGGGATACTCTTTAAACGTTGGCCATTCACCTGGTGCTATATCGTAGCGCTTGATGGGAGAGGTCATACCCAAATCGTAGGAAAACCATATTACGTTCATAGTAGCCTCACAAGGAAAGCACAGAAGGCAGCACCTTTTCTAGCAACTCTAGGTCCTCGTGCATCTGTTCAAGTTCGGTAGCGGAACAACCCAGCTTGTTTATTAAGCGCAGGCTCTC